CTAAGGTAACAACGGCAGCGGACATTAGTGAACAAAAGATAACACAAACATACATTTATTTCAACATTTCACTAACACTATCATTCACGATATTTGTTGAAGATTCTATAGTCATAAGGGTGCATATTTATAAGGGATAATATAACCTTCTCATACACGTAAGTGTTAGTAATTGCAATGGATTTACGTCTCTTCATTGTACCTTACTGGTTGACTGCGCGTTATTACTTAGATCATGTAGATTTCACCTTATATGGTAGATATGTTAGATCAATTGAACTTACATCAAATGCAGCAGATTCTCTCACTTGACTAATAACTTCCTCCTCTGATTCACCGAACCAAACTGTTGATAATACCGCTGCAATAATGCCTGGTTGAAACTCAACGGGACATTCAAAATCACCATCAATCCAATTGAACTGAACTGACTCAACAATAAAACGTTTCATTGTCATTTAGTGGGGTTGGAGTTACTGTTACTTAGTATAGAAAGCATCTGCCCATTTATCATAGAATTCATCCCAACATTTTTTGTTTTCAATGAATGGTGATTCTAGTTGATCACAAACATAATCGTACGTTGAATCTAGGTCACTGTAGGTATCAGCAACAAAGGAAGGAATTGTCGAGATGATATCATCCCACTTTTGTTGATTGTCTGGGGTCAGTGTGAAATAAGGGAATGCCATGATGATTAGAAAGTGAGTACAATACCGTTACCGAAAGGATCAGCGATCCTTACAATCTCCTTTTGTTTGACATATTGTTTGGTCCAGATTGCGTGACCATTGTGATCTTCTCCAGTGATAAATTCAGCGGTCCTGGTTGATACTTTGACACCTGCTAATCCGTTGAGAACTAGACTGTTACCGATGCAAACTTCGTTGAAAGTTGTGTTCATGATGATCAAAAAACGTTGGTCCATTTCTTATGCTGTTGTGGTGTGATTCTCCTCTCATTGAGTAGATTGTCACACACGTTGCAGAAGACGTTGAATCTATCTTCTCGGTCCAAAGTGTGAGCATATTGTTTATATGCTTCAGTGTCTTTTATGGACTCGATTAGATCTTTTTTAGTGAGCATGATAATCAGGCGAAAGTGAAACCGTTGCTGAAATCTTCTACGTTGTAGACTTTACCAGTGGTAGGAGATTCTCCGATAAACTTTCTAATAAACCACTCAAAATCCTTTTGAAATACACCTTCACCAGCAATGCAGAATTCATCACATAATGCATTGAGTCTGGATTTTGTCGTTCTTGTCTGATGCCCACCATCATAAATCGTCATCGTAGTGTCATCAATCTCAGCGATCTTATTGCCGTGCAAACGTACAATAGAGACGCCAGATTCTTCATTGTAGTGAACACTGGTGTTGGCAGATTGCCAATTGATGTTCTTCTGAATCGCCCTACACATTTGCTGTTCAATCTTACGCATGATGATGATGGGGGTTGATGTTAGTGGGAAGAGAAGTTTGTTTCCCTCCCGATGTAAGTACAATAAGCGAAAACAGGGTACAAAACCATATCGTGTGCCGCTAATCTTAGTGTCACACTAATTCTGGTTTTTATCATTATTCATGGTAGCAATATCAATTAGGTCATCATATTTGTTTTCTTCTACCTCTCCAATCAACTCATCGAAAGTGTACTTATTGAACTCAGATTGCAGTTCTTCAGTCACAATTTGAATCAAATCTTCAGTGGACATGTTATCAACTAATTTGCGGATATACTCCTCTTGAAGTATATCTCGGTCGATGATTCTGTCAGTCATTGATTGAATGCTCGGTTGATGGATTCATTGCGTTGGTTGATAGTTTCAACCATTTTGCTATCTAATACATTGAGCATTAGATTCACACCTAAGAAAGTGAAAACGGCGAGGAGACAGATTCTCATTGTTCAGCACATACAAATGTTTGCATTTACCGGCACTGAATGATAATCAGTTACCTCATATCCTAGGTCAATTCTTGCACGGATGCATTCAATCATCTCTTTATGATTGATAACTTTCTGGGTTTGTTCTTCTCCCCTAAATGATAGTTTCCAAACATACTTTGAACCGGGAAAATTGACATGGGGATGGATATCAATCACCATTGAATGTTTGCGGGAAGTGAGTTGCATTAGATTAGAAGAATGAGTGAACTTTAGGGGAGACAGTTTCTAACAACTTCCGAACATATCATCCCACAGTTGTTGTGAAGAAACCTCAAGTTCTTCGCGATGTTCTTGACACCAACGCTCGTGATCTTCCATACGTTTGATAGCAAGTTCACGGGGCAATCCTGAGTCCATCATAAGTTTGCCGTTTGGGAGTCTGTGAAGAAACATCGAACCGTTTTTGAACTGTTTATACAATACATGAAATATGTTCTAGTGCTCATTTATTGTGACACTAGAACTATTGTCACACTTTCATATACTTTCCTTCGCTCTTATTGTACTTGTATTGTGTCCTACTTTTGGTAGGATCTTTAGTGTACTCACCATAACATTCTCCATGATCTTTTACGTACTGATAACATTCAGTGCGCTGATCTTCCTTTGTTAGATCATAGATAACGCCTGCATTATATCCACGTTTGTGTGGTCCACCGCGACCACTTACACAAGGTCGATATAACTTACCTTGTGAGTGTTGAACATAACAATGCAATACATCATCACGCCAGATTCTAAAATGTCGATTGAATTCATCAATCTCAATATGTTCATCAGGGTGATATTGTTGGAGGAGACTAACAATCTCCTCCACCCAGGGTTTGACAATTAGTGGTGAAATAGTCATGCTTCGATAAGAACAATTTTTTCAGGATAGCGTACAAAAAATTCACCTGTACTTCCATTGTGTCCCATAGAATGTTCTTTAGGAAGTAAGGAAGAATTGAAACATGGACGCCATGAATCTTCACCTGATTCAAATACTGCAAACCCTAAAACACCAATGCTACTCATCATGTCTAATCCATGCTTCTGAGCAATACTTTCAGAAGCAAATCCCTTCTCTTCGATGTTCCACCACTTGTTTGAACTTTCCTGCCCAAACAATACACAAACAAAGGTTGAATCAGTCATGATGAAAAGATTGAAATTTTCAACTGTTGATACAATACATGAAACAAGTGTTAGTGCTCATTTACTGTGACACTAAAACTATTGGCACATACTTATAACTTATCTAATGCTTCTTCGATTACATCTAGTTGCCTCTTGATTGTTATCAATCCACTCACCATTTTCAATGCTTGTTGTTCACTGATTTCATCAGAAAACTGTGAATAATACATATGCTGACGACGCAAGATTTGCTCCTTTTGTCTCAATGTTTCAATAACATTTACGAGATCAGATGGTGTCAAAGTTGCAGACATTGTGGAAGATGATGTTAGTGGAGGACAATAATAATCAAGAGGTTTGTAATCATTTCATGCCATGAATCTCCTCTTCAAACATCTCATTGAACAACGATTCACGGTTAGCAAATAACAATGAATCATTATATTCTAAGTTCACTCGATGAATCTCAGATTCATAATGTTTCACCAATTGTTTATGGTGATCCAGCATTTTGCGGAGTTCGTACAACTTACGATTGCGTTCGGTGATGTTCATAATCAGTAGACAATCACTCCGCCGACGTTCTTACCACGGTCAGGCAATCGTTGATTCATTGCATCATCAACCTTATCCTGAATCACCTGATAGATGTAATCATCATCAGCAACATCACATAGGATATCACTACACAATGCAGGATCTGTGTCATGAACATATTCTTCATCACCATATTTGTTGATGGTGAATACATCTTCCTGGGTGTAAATCCATCCGGCACATGTAGCATCTTCGCCGTGTTGTTCAATCAGTTTGTCAACACGTTCACGGAATTCAGCAAGAGAATTAGACATGATTTAGAGAAAGGTTTGATGGGTTGATAATGTTATTGATTCAACGATTCAATAACACTTTGTTGCGATATCTTATGTCTCTTCGATCTTCAATCCACTCACCATATTTGTTCAGGGTGAATACATTATTGTCGGTGTAAATCCATGATCTACACTCAGTTTCCTCACCCGATTGTTTGATGAGAACATCTAAATGTTCACGCAATTGTTTGAGAGTTGCTGTCATTGATCTGAGGGGATTAGGTCGGCAGTGGTGAACTTTGATTCATTAGATTGACTGCGTTCACGTTCAAGTTCACGCAATCTCTTTTGTTGCTGTTGATATGCTTTCCTCTCTAATTGTTTCTTCAATACAGCAGCATTACGCTTTCTTTCTTCCTTCTCAATATCAATGGGTTTAGGTGCTTTCATGCCCACTTTCATAGTTACACGCTGCCTGCTAGATGTTACAGCAGGATTATCTTTATCCGGTTTTAGTTTGAATTCAAACGCATTGTAGTTTGTTCCTGCTAACTTACGTTCAATGATTCGTGCCACCTTGTTATTCATTGCAACAGGTGAACGAGGCATACGAAACACAGGAACTTTCTGCTCAAATTGTTTCACCCTATCACCAGGATATTCCACGGTGACGATGTAAATGCGATGAGTCATGATTTGAGGTAACTATGAACGGCAATCACCCATCCAGCGACACCGCCGACAAGATAAGTGAAGAGGAGAAAGTCAACGATCATGATGATTGAACCTCCATCCATTTCATACCACTACGTTCAACGATCATTTTCTTACCACACCGTTCAATTGACCAAGTGTAGGCAACATCAACGGCATGATGTTCACTGGTGTAGTATTCACGGAAGTGTTCTTCACCTTCAGGATATACTGCCCAGGAAACGAAAGACATTGAACTATGTGTGAACTGATCTAATAATAATGCTAGATGTTCGCTGCACCATCACATTGGGACAGTAAATCATCTGGCACATCATTCCAATCAATTTCATTGAAACGTAGTAGTGCATCTTTCATGCTCTCCAATGTTTCACGATCCTGATTGAATTTCACTAGCATCTCATCAACTAGTTTCAAACGAATCATGATGGCATCGAGTGTCATACCATCACACACATTTGTCATCACGTGTTTGTTTTCCATGGGGTGAAATAATGGGACTTGTTGAACGATCATCCGCCTGCCGCAAAGGTGATGAGAATAAGGACTGAAATCAGCATTGCTGGTGATAACAATAACACCAGCAATTGGAATTCACTAATGGTCATTTGAGATAGAGATAATGACCACACCAGTCAGCACGAGAGAAACATTCTTCGCGACTGCTGATGCTCAGGAGATTGTACCGTACAATCTTCGCTGGTGCCTTCCATGATGCTGCTTTGTAAACTTCACCAGTGCGCTTGTCGATGAAGCAATGAACGCTACCGTGAGCACCATCACGCTGCTGGATCTTGTGGTACTTGCGACCGGAGGAGTCGAGAATGAATTCCATGTCACATTCATTCTTCTCCAAGCGTGTGAGACGATTCTGTGACCAGTCAGACCAGTGTGCACTGTCCTTGTGCTTGTTTGCCTTGATCGACCGGATGGAATAAGCGATGTAGTCTTCCTTCAGTTTGTCGCACAAGGTGAGAGCATGCTCAACGATCTTCAGTTGAATGTCGTTGCGTGCCTGGCGTGCTTCTGCGAAGTCTGCGAAGGTCTGGGACATGTTCTTGGTTTGAACTGAAGTCAATATACTAAAAAACCGCCCACTCCTCCCCAAGAGTGGACGGTTAGTTGGGTGTCACAATCAGTTAGTGACGTAGATGTTTCGTGCTGTAGTGTACTTCGCTTGCATCAACTTGATTGCATGATGCACACTCACCGCATTGAAACTTTCTTCAATACGGTATCCCTCAACCAGGGCAGATACGATGAACTGTTTCATGGTTCAGAAAACTCTTGATTGGATTCTACCATAACAATGTGCCATCAATCTCAAGATCGAGAGCAAACTCAAGGAAGTAGTATGATTCAGAACAATTGTAACGTTTGCACATTACTTTGACTGATTCATAGTATTCCTCACTCATCGTTACTTCATAGCAACGATCTCCCAATTCAAACTGTTTCTCAACTTGATTCATCACAGGTTCCAATAAAGTGAGCGCATGAATGAAAAATCTTCAGGGAAACCATCAAGGAAGAATGTACCTGAGTTTACAGTCTTTCCTCCATGCTGGTTACATAACCAGAAACCATCACCATCTGGGTGTGCAACATAATCCTTCACTTCCTCTTTACTAGAGGAGAACATATCAACTCGATCAGGATACATTGCCAGGAAGATGATTACATCATAGTCTTGATTGGGGCGAATTTGCTGCCATCTAAACTGTGATCCATTTCCCCACAACATTGAACCTTTGATCTCACATCGCTGACCATTGATCAATCTATCGTACTCACTTGTCTTAGCACGTTCAACCTTGAAACCAAGATGTTGACAATACTCACTGACAAGCAACTCGAAGAACTTTCCTTTCCTCTTGCTACTCATCTCCTTATAAATGCGAAAAGGAGAATCAGCATAGGGATCAACATCTCGATCCTTTACAGCATCATCGTGAGTTTGATAACTTTCAATGAATTTTGCAGGGATTGTGGTGTCGATCATAGGTCTGTTCAGGAGAGATCAATAAGACCAGTTTTTTCGATGTTTTCAAATGTTCTGGATGAGACACGGGTGGTACCATCATCTGAAATTGCATCATTTTGCTCTTTCTTCAATGCCACCACTGTGTTGTTCCAAGCGATTGAATTGTGATACTGAAGTTTCTCGAACATATACTTAGAAACCCCTGTAAGTGTCATAGCACGATTCAGGATTTCATCTGTATCACTGCTGTTGGCAATCATTTCACCCAGGTCATTTGACATTTCCTGAATAATCCTACATTGCTCAACAACCTCATCGAGATCGTTCATTACTCTCCAGACTGTACTGTAATCCATAAGCAATGTATTAGGATAAAATGCCAGGGAGAGAGGTGTGAATCACCCCTGGCATTGTTTCACTTGATGAAGGTCAGGATGCTTGGATGGTCACATCCTTCAGGGTACCTTCGCGACGGTGCTTGGCAATCAGTTTGCCAACACTCTCACCCTTGGCAACAGTCGTTTCGACTTCCTGCTTCAGTGCGGTAGCATCGAGAGCAACGAAATCGTATGCTGTGTCCTTGCTGGTGAATTGAACGCTAACAGCGTTGTCATCACCAAAGTTGATTGCAGCGATTGCGGAAGAACCGGTAATTTGCATGATCTTAGATAGAGAACAGGTGGCGATCTTTAGGGCGGCACCACTCCCATAACAGTAAGTCTATCAGATAAGACCCTGTTGTGCAAGATCTCTCATAGAACAAAGGCAGTTGTCTTGTAAGTATTCTTTCTTGGTTGCTGCGAAGTGCAACGCTTCATCCCCATCATAACGTGCAGATTCACGTACAGTACGAAGTGCCATCATGGTGTCATAGGAGAGACGGTTCATGTCCTTGGTCTCTTCCACTGGCAACCATGCCTGTGCTACTTCATCGAACTTTTTCTGTACCAACTCCTCTAGCAATGCCAGTTGCTCAGGCGTCAGGGTGACAGTGATGTTCATTGGTCTGTTGTGTTGATGTCCTTAGTATAAGGACTCAATCCCACTCCTCAACACAAAAATGTGCCAGATCCTCATCTGGCACATCATCATTGATACCCATCATACTTTCGTAGTAGGTATCATAATCAACTCCGACATACTTCGCCATTGCTTCATAATCAGAATGTCTTTTACATTCTTTAGCAAGATCGATAAGGTCAGTGACGTTCATCTATCAGCGAAAGTATTATAGAGAGATTATAACATATAATCTCTCTTTTCGCTGTATTTAGCAGATAGAAACTGCTTCAGATTGGATGACGTTTAGTTCATCAGGAGTTGAGATCTCAGCATCCAGTTTGGTATACAACTGCATGAATGAGAGTTTGGTGTCATCATCAAAGCGATTGAGGCACAACTCAATTGCTTTCATTTTGTCACCGAAGATAGAGTACGCTCGCACAATGTGCACCAGGCGACGTGTTGAGATGATCTCATCAATGCCACCATCATTGAATGTCTTGCGTACAATGTCTGCCCAATCTACAAGATGCTTGTAGAACTCAAGGTGTTCACCAACAGGAGGAATGTTCAGAGAGTCTGCAACATTAGCGAGGATCTTATTCTCAACAGATGGTGTTGGATAAGATTGCTCGAAGGTGACAGGGAAACGCTCAAGGAATGCTTCATTGAGCACATTGGTGCCGATGAATCTGCCATCCTCAGAACCTTTGCCCTTAGTATTGGCAGTGGCGATGACATTGAAACCATTGCCAGGTGTAACATGCACACCAATCTTCTTCAGGAAGACACCCTTACCTTCAAGAATAGATTGCAGGCAGAGGATTTTGTTAGATGCTAGGTCAATCTCATCCAGCAGGAGGATTGCACCACGCTTCATTGCATCAATGACAGGACCATTGTGCCAGACAGTCTCACCATTTACGAGACGGAAACCACCGATGAGATCATCCTCATCAGTTTCAACAGTGATGTTGACGCGGATCAACTCACGTCCTAGTTGTGCACATGCCTGCTCAACACCGAAGGTCTTGCCATTACCAGACATGCCGGTGATGAACAATGGGTAGAACTGGTGTGATTGCACAACCTTCTTCAGATCACGGAAACCACCAAAGGGAACAAAGTTGTCATCCTTGGAAGGCACCAGTGTCTCCTCTTGCTTAGCAGGTGACACGCTGATGGGTTGCATCATCGGGGCATGCTCAGCAGTGTTGTCAACAGGACTGCGATCGATGTTGCTGTTGTCATCATCACTGACATTCCAGTTGCCACGCCGGACTTTGTACTGGTTCAGGTATTTGGTCAGAGTCTGATAGGACACATCTGCATGGTTGCAGTATGCCTTGATCATCTCTGCATCGATCTCAGTGCCGAAGGTTTCAACCAGGGCATTGATGTGGAACTTGGAATCAATGGTACGGGGCATCGTAAATAATGAGGTTAGTGTGAGTCGCCTAGTTTCCTAGGAACTGAAGAAAGTATAAAGGATGGAGGGGGAGGACTGTGACAATGGTGTGACAGTTGCTTGACTGTCACGCGATCTGCTCCATGAAGGACTTCACAATGTACTTGTTAGATCGCTTGGAGGTGTGCATCTTGCGGAATGCCTTGCTTACATCACTCTTTTTAGCACCCTCATCCACTGCTAGTTCCTCACTGGTGGACAGGTTCTTGATTGGAATACCAAACCAGCGATCGAATCCTGGTGTAGTGAATGATACACTGCCATGCTTCCTCATCTCTTGACGCATGTCGTCATATGTGCTGTAGGACTCAGTTCCGTACTGCCTGTAGAGGGAGACCATGTCGTTCGGTGCGAACAACCTGAATGCCATGAAGTTGCAAGTAGGATTATCCACTTTTATTGCTCTCAGAAGTGTGTTGGTCAGGGCAGCACCCATCCCGTCGATATTGAAAGTATGGGATTTGTGGCGAATGATAGTATTCCAGCGAATTGCAGTCGCTGAGTTACGCTCAACATCGTCATATCCAATCTGACGTACATTCATGCCTGAATGATTGCCCTCACCATCAGTAAGGAAGACCACATTACATTTCTGTGTCTTAGTCTTCTTCTGATATTCTTTGGCAATCTTACCCACACATACAATTGCTTCATTGATAGGTGTGCCGGACAATCCGTATCCAAATGGTGTATGTATCCAGTGAGTGAATGACACAGCAGTCAACCACACATATTCCAGTTGTTGATCGAAATCATGTGGTTTCATATTGCTGCTGATCAAGTTCACCATCCGGAACTCTTTGCCCAGGTAGAGATCATTCTCTCTCCACTCACAGTTCTTGTGATCTTCTGGGTTATCATCTGCCCTCCATGCTTCATTGGTGAAGGCATATACTTCAAAGGGGATGCTCACCTTGCGGCAGAACCACAGCAGTTGAAACAACTGCTTTACAGTGCTCAGCATCTCATTTGCCATTGAACCTGACCAGTCCAGTACAAATATGAGGGAGTGATTCTTACCGTCTGTAGTGATGGACACCTTACGGAAGAGATCTTCGTTATACTTGTAGGTGTGGAGTTTGCCTGTATCAAGTACACCAGTGCGAGCAATTGATGTTCTGGCGTATGAATCAGCACTTTTTCGCATTTCAAACTCCTTCACCAGGGCATTGACACCCTTACGTGCAGACAATTTGAACTGTTTATACTCCTTCTCAAATTGGAACACACTTTCTCTGCACATATTATTCTCATGGGTGCCATCCTTCTCTAGATTTTTGCAGAGATTGAAGTGACGCTCCATGTCTTCCCTCACCCTTGCAACTGGATAGATGACTTTATCCAAGAATACATCCGGCAGAGTCATATATGTGGGACCAGAACTATTCTGATTGCGAAGATCTCTGAGGTTCTTATCAAATGACTTCTGAGTTTCTGACTCAGGTTCTTCACCATCAGGATCAAGTTCACCATCCTGTCCACTCTCATATGAAGGAGTGTCTAGGTCAGGGTTATGCTCACCCTCATCACCTTGGTTATCACTCTGTTCCATGTTTCCTTGGTCACCACTCTCACCCTGACCCTCTTTCTCACCCTGACGGAATGCTTCAATAGCATCCTTTTGCTGTTCCTTCTCTAGTGAGTATGCCAGCATTGCAAGCACCAGGACTTGATCAAATGTCCTGCACTTACTGATCTGAGTAACAATATCTGCTTCTTTATCGTTGAACTTGATATCATACAGTGATCCAACCTTGAAGTATAGGTTGATACGATCAATGAACAGGAATGTATTCACATCCTTGCCGTTCAACTCGAAGAAGTCATTATGATTCAGTGCCTTATATCCATGGTGGAAGTCACGGATAAGACCAGGATATCTGTGCTTCATCAATGCCTCAATACGGGCATCTTCAATGATGTTCACATAAGAGAACGGGATTGATTTATAATGACGCTCCCTCTTCCACTCTCTCAGTGGTGTGAACAGTGCATGTCCCACCTCATGAGCAACCAGCATATCGTACACTGACTTCGAGACACCATCCCACATGGGTAGAGTCAGGATCCGTCTGTCAATATCAAATGATGCAGTTGACACCTGCCGATGTTCAACTAGTAGATTCTCTGTTGCCAGGAGACGGGCGAGCATGCCCTGAATCTCAGTGGTGGACATCAATGAGGGGTTTCAACTGGGTATATATTACCCGCACTTTCAAGGCATTTTGCCGTCTTGCACCACCTCTGAAACTGGCACACGCTTGGCAATTTGCTTGCTGATATTGGTATGTGGAGTGGGGCAGAAACTATATTGTGGTTCTATACCACGCAATGAGGAGTGTAACCGAGAACCGTCATGAGATGTAACATCCTGATCACACCTCACTACCATGATCACATCCTTACGTGGGTAGCAGGTTGTGCCACTTCCCTTACATATACACACACTCATGCCACTGGTTGAAAAGAAACTCACAATGCCATAGTGGGATCCAAACTGAACAATATCACCCACACTCCACTCATTCTCTTCAAATTGGGGGACACTAGATTGATTCCACTCAGGCATTTTTCTGTAAGATCTTTATCTGATTGATGAGGTAGTTAGCGATGCGTTTGTGTCCTTCTACATTGGGATGATTGCCATGCTTTGTCTTATCAATGTGCATAAGATCAGGGCAGAAAGTCTTCTCATCTCTCATCTCTCCAATAATATCTGGACAGATGAATGTGAGATCCTGTCTCTTACCATGAAACACAGTTGATTCATGCATGTAGTCATGTCGATTCAAACCAACAGTTACATGCAGTGCTCCCATTTTATCACACAGAAGATCTGCCATCATGACATTCTTCCACAAATTGTTGTGATCTATTACCTTGTTCTGAACATGTGCATAGTATTGTCTCGCCAGGTTTCTGATTGTGTTGTTACTTGTAGTAAAGGGACCATTTGTTGCATCTGATGGTAGTACAGACAAGAATTGATTCTTTAGAAATGTCTCGTATCTACTAGGCACTGACCATTGTGTGATTACTATGTCAGCAGACACACCAACTATCTCCCGGAGGATTGTATCATTACTATTGCCACACTTTGATACATTGATCTCTTCTGCATCAAAATGTTGAGATACCAGGCGACTGAATCTCTCCTCAGTATTGTTCTCTAACTCATCACCCCAAGTGAAACTATCTCCACTGAACAAGATTCTCATTTTGACCACCGATGCTTTCGATCTTTTGCTCTCCAAACTGCTGGATGCTTGGGTTTATCAGACCATGACAAATTCTGAGCGTGGATTTCATCCTCGTAGGAATAATACTTGAACTCAATCCAATTGTTCCATGGATCTTTGATAGTAGTTCTATGACACCGAACATTCTGACCATGCAAATGTGCAACCGCAGGATCAATTCTCTTGGGTATCAAGAAATTGTATTTACTATCTATTACATTGATCTCAGGGTGGTTCTTACAATGTTCAACCACCTCAAAGTATTCATCACGATCCAAGAATACAGGACCATTGTGTCTAGGAAGTCTGCTGTCTGGTTGATCAACAGATGTTGGTCCTTGGAGTACACTTACGTGATGCCCAGCGAAAGAGAATATAAACCCAGGGTTATGGGATCCGTCTTCAACATTGATAGCAAAACGTTGGCAGAATCTACAACCTAATACATCACAGTACCATCTAATACCCTCCTCAATGTCAGGGATAGTGAATGCCATGTGCCAAATAGTTTTGGTGTGACTATCACCAAGGATGGACATAGATATCAGTAGATGTTATTATGTACTTAGTATATCACCGCTCATGTATAAAGGCAAGCGAGTATTATGTGTCATCCCAGCACGAATGTCGTCAGGGAGATTCCCAGGTAAACCATTAGCACTCATCAGTGGCACCCAGATGGTCCTGAGAGTGGCGGAGATTGCTTCTAGGTCAAAGTATATCGATGACGTTATTATCGCTACTGAAGACGAAGTAATCGTTGATCTAGCATATAAGAATGGATATGATGCAATGCTTACCTCTGTGCACTATACATGCACACATCGTGTTGCTGAAGTAGCAGTAACTCAACCACACGAATATGTCTTCAATCTACAGGGTGATGAACCACTCACTCAACCTGAGTGGATAGACGAAATGATTGCGTTTGGTATTGATAATGACTGTGACATGGTGCAGAGTTCACGAAGATTAGAGGATGGAGAGATTGAAGACGAAGATGTTGTCAAGATGGTAGAGAATAACGGTAAAGTTATTCACATGCAACGCTCACCTGATGTGGTGTGTGACAATATCACTGTGCAACTGGGACTATACTTCTATAGACGAAACGTCATCGTTGATTTCCCTAACTGTGACATGACATTTGTCAAGCACTGGCGTGGACTTGACACTATTGGTTTCATTGGTAAATATGATGTCATACCATACGATCTAAAGTGTGGTAAAATCAGAGCAGTAGATCGTACATGGCACATTCAAGAGGTGGAATGGTTGTTGACCCTACAGAACTAAAACAGGCAGCAGAGATGGTCAGTAATGCCAAGTGTGTGGCATTACTAGGCACTGGTGGCAACCTTGCCATTGCACAACACATGGCGAGTGACATGTATCGTCACTTGGATAAGTTCTGCTTTGCACCTGATAGTGTCAATCAAACTGCACTAGGTGGTGACAGTCATTGGCATGGACCATGGTTGGACTATGCCACCAAGTCAGCAGATCTAGTCATCCTTATCACATGTAGGATCAACTCTCCTGCTGTGTATGCTCTTGGTGCATTAGAACGAGCATGGCGTAGGCAACCACCATTCACCACGAACATACTACTGGTGGCACCTGAGAAACACGATCGCATCCCCACACTGGTGGTTGATGCAACTCATTACCATGAGTTTGAAGTGTTTGCCATGATGGCATTATATAATGTCATGGAAGAGTGTGGTGTTGAGTTACCACAACTACCAAGCAGTGTCAAGTCACAGGATGTACCATCTAGGTGCAATGTGTACTGCATTGACATTGATGGCACACTGACTGAACCACACGATGGTGACCCGTGGAATGCTGTACCACGTAGGGATCGCATCAAAAAGATCAATCAGTTATATGACGATGGTGCAACAATATATCTACAGACAGCACGTGGATCTATCGTTAGTGCACAGAGATTTCCTAATGACCCACAAGCACAGCAACGTAATGCTGACTACCTGTATCGCAGCAGGACTGAGCAGCAATTAGATCAGTGGGGTGTCAAGTATCACCAGTTATACTTTGGTAAACCACGTGCCTCAGCGTATGTTGATGACCGTGGACACCATGACAGTGAGTTCTTCAATCTAATACCTACAGAAGACCCGCCATTTTGGCACCCAGTGTAGTCAGGTCTGAGTCTACTTGTTGCTTGACAATCCATTCATAACCACGTTGGTATGATTCATGCTCCCTGAACTGTTGCAGGGGATGGATCATACCATTTTCTATCATGTCAGTATATAATTTCCTCGGTGACTTCAATGCATCGAGTCCTAGCATATTATTGACCAACCACACACGGTCATGAAAATCTATATCATTCCAGTTCTCAGTCCAGTGGAAGAATGTCTTCTGCTTCTCTGTTAGATAATCATATCCCCACTTCAAATGAGACAGGATCCTCTCAGGTTCACGGTCCATCTCATCTCTAGTCTTGGTTCTATAGTTTCTTATATCATCATACAAGTGTACTGCCTTACCAAGATAGGCAGCATAGTATAGGTCAGTGCCTGGCCATGGGATATAAACATGGTCATGCTTCTGGAATAATGTTGCCAACTTGATCTGCCGTGCATCACGGTCAGTCAGTGACACTAGTTCATGATCCTCAGGTAACTTTAGTTTAGTCCAGTGCTTCCACTTATCACAGTCACGAAATGGCACGAGAAATGTGACTGGTGTAGGTGCTGAGTCAATAGCATCCTGCACAGTCTGGTGTTCATCCACTCTGATCGTAACTTGATCATCACGTGGAAGAAAGAATAGTGATCCTTTTGGGTCTACACGTCTCTGTGTGTGTACTCTACCCAACTCCCATACAAAGGGACATGTTCCGTAGTAACTACGTACGGTTGAGAACCTACTCTTAGTTATTTTTTCATGGTGGAATCTAGACCATGAATAGAATAGTTTACTATCAAATGCATCTGGTTTGGTATACAGTAAGTCTGGACGACCTATTGCTTCCCGACATACACCAGGAGCAATACCAAACATAAAAAAGGTATCCTGGGGAAAACCAAGATACCTCATCATACTATGATGCCATTTGTCTGAAGGTTGCGCTATGACCCAATCCTCACGCCATACCACCGCCCCATTGGCGGTTGACCCCATCATTAGTACGACGATAATAACCGACGTGCTCGGTTTTCTCAAGCAGAATGCTATCTACTTCATCGTCTGTAAGGAGACCTTTTTCCAACAGGAGTTGGACCAGACCCTCGGTGGAGACTTCGATAGAGTCTTCGTAATAAGGAGTCCACTTTTGAGGAGTCTCGCAATCGGCAATGGTGCCAAACTCACCAGCCAGTGCACGAGAATAGAGGGAGCGTGAGTGCTCTACCACATCAGTAGGAGACGATGTGTATGGTAGCCATGCTTCCTCAAACTCAATAAAATCGACTTCCATGTCGATCATATTGTGTTCAGGGTTTGCCCACTTGGGGTTACGAACTGCGTTTACTGTGAAGGACATTTTACTACCTTTGGTTGATCAGGAATAACGCAACCAAAGGGTTGCTGAGTAAGCAACTGTGGTGTTCACAGTCACTGAGTTGACAGTCACGTTGACTGAAGCAGTGCCGTTGATGGTCAGGTTGTCGGTTGGGATGTTACCTGCAACGCTAAGGTTGTCGGTAGGAACGTTACCCGAGATCGTGGCGTTATCGCCACCCACGTCAACAGAACCACCAACTGCCAAGTTATCGGTAGGAACACCGGAGTTCACATTGAAGGAACCGCCTTTACCACCCTGGATGTTACCGGAAACGTTGACGTTTGTGTTACCGTCAATGTTACCACCACTCAGGTTACCACTCAAGTTACCAGAAAGGTTACCACCAGAGAGTGAAGTGTTACCCTGGATATTACCACCGGACAGTGCCAGGTTGCCATCAGGGTTAGCGGACACGTTACCGGATCCAGAACCTGAACCAGTACCAGAACCGGAGTTCACCAGTGCTGCACCAGAGTCATATCCCATGCAGCGCCAGTTACCTGACGGTGCAGTATTACTTTTACGCCCAGTAGCGTCAGAATAGCGCAGGGATGAACCTGCTACCGTGCTACCAGGGTTTGTTGCCGAGTTTTCTGAACCAGATTGTTGCAGAAAAGCGTACGTACCAACATCACCAACAGATGCGTTAGCGTTGACCGATGCGTCCAGAGTGATGGCAGCAGTGTTGATAGCACTGATGCGCTGATCTGAATCGACAGTAATGATGGGAATGGCACTAGCCGAACCATAATTACCGGCACTAACGTCTGTGGTTTGGTTTACGTTTGAACCAGTACCGTATAGAGCCATTGACTTTGCGTCTCCTTCGTAGTGTATTTATAGATAATGATCAAACTTCTTCCATCATGAAGCGGTAACGCTTACCACTACGACGGTTGGTGATGTAGAGATCATTTTCACCCTCCTCAATAAGGTAGGAACCCCAGGTGCCGTCAACGGAGTTGACGCCCTTCGCCTCATTGCTGAGGTCAAGGTCACTGGTATAGACATTGGCGAACCGTGTGCCAGTAGATCCAATATCAATTGTGCCGTTGGCATTAGGCACAATGTCATCAGAAACTGTAAGACCAGAGAAGAGGGGGTTGGATGAGAACACCAAAGCACCGCCTCCACCGGTCTCGTCAGTCACACAACTAGCAAGGTTGCTGCTGGAAGGAGTAGCAAGGAATGTTGCTACGTTGCTTCCAAGACCAGAAACACCAGTAGAAATAGGCAGACTGGTTGCATCCGTGAGGTCGAATGCAGGAGTGGCATCAGAAGCGCCCAATGCCAACTCAATACCACCGTAAGATACGGTGCTGTTTGCGATGTATGCGTTAGCAATCGCAGTACCCTGCCAAACACCAGAAGCAATTGTGCCAACAGAGGTCAGTGAAGAACTGACAACGCCAGACCCAAGTGCAGTTGCAGAAAGAACTGCGGTGTCAGCGATTTGGTATGACTTGCCACTTACAAGGTTGAAGTGCTCACTGGACTCCCAGTGATCATTATCATTATACCACAGAATGCTGTGATCACTACCACCCTTCAGGATAACACCACCACCATCGGCAGAACTATCATCAGGAGAAGAAGTAGCACCCAGTTCAATGTGCTTGTCATCCACACTAATTGTGGTGCTGTTGATGGTAGTTGTAGTACCATTCACAACCAGGTCACCGGTAACGGTAAGACCAGCACCAACTGTGATACCACCACTCAGGGCGATATCATCCATCGTTGCACGCCCAGTCACATCTGGCGTTGCAATGGTTGGTGAGGTACCAAAGACCAGAGCACCAGTTCCAGTCTCGTCAGTTACAACAGAACGCAGGTTTGCGCTGGAAGGTGTGCCGAGGAAGGTAGCAACGTTGCTAGCAAGACCAGAAACACCGCTGCTGATCGGAAGACCAGTGGCATCAGAAAGGTCAAAGGCAGGGGTGGCATCAGATGCACCCAGTGCCAACTCAATACCACCGTAAGATACGCTGTTATTGGCGAGTTTGCTGTTAGCAATAGAACCTGCCAACTGACCGTTAGTGATCGTGCCACTCAGACTAGAAGTAGGATAGTTGGTGGCATCTTGCAGATCAAAAGCAGGAGTTGCATCGCCAGCACCCAGTGCCAACTCAACACCACCAAAACTGACGGTGCTGTTAGCAAGTTTGCTGTTAGCAATAGATCCTGCCAACTGAGCGTTGGTGATCGTGCCACTCAGACTAGAAGTAGGATAGTCAGTAGCATCTGAGAGGTCGAATGCAGGAGTTGCATTTGTCTCACCCAGTGCGATGGAGACTCCACCGAGACTGATGCTGCTGTTCTGTAAGTTACTATTAGCAAGTGCGGTACTAAAAGTTGCAGTACCTTCAACATTCAGAGTATCAATATTTGCTACTCCATCAAGATGCAAGTTCCGCCACTGTTGTGAAGCTGAACCCAGATCATAAGTATCATCCGAATTCGGAATGATGTGAGAATTCACATCTGCGCCAAATACAACATTATCAGATGCAGCATCCCCGAGGGTCAGGGTGCCTCCATTGAAAGTGGTTGTGCCAGTAACCTCTAGGTTACTGTACATAAACACGTCTGCTGCGAAAGTGGAGACGCCAACGTGGGAAGAAAGACCAGCAATAACTTGTTGATTCTTTCCACCTACCTTAGCTAGTTCCCTGGCTCTTGACATGGCGTATTATTAGTACAGGTTAGGTGCTGGTATTATTTAGTTACTCGGACTCTGAACGCAATTCGCTGTGTCATCTCAGGTGCCCCAGCATTTGGAGCTGCTGTCCTATGTATCTGGGTATGAGGATATACAATTATCCTCCCTGGTACGTTGCTCACAATGTCGCTTGCCCACCCAATATCATACCCATGTTTCCAGTGTTTAGCACCTGTATTTTCATTACTGTAATAGTAAAAATCGCCACCCCAATCAGGTTGCCATTCCCTGTTAGCAATGTATAATACAGTGAACCAACTGTTATCGTCGGGACCAATATTTGGATCTGTGTCTTTATGTAGTTGCCCATTGCGAAGACCAATTGGACGCGACTCTATGGGATCAGCACACCTTGCATTGAGCATGACAGTGAACCCATTATCCATCTCAAACCCATACTTCTCATAGAAAGTTTTCCTATCCTTGTATCCCTTTCTATTACCAGATAATCCAGCACAGTTCTCTCGGATACCATCCGGAGATGCTTTGCCGTCAAATACTTTGTGATTGATAGTATTCCAGAGTTCTTCAATGGGAGGATGTTCTTTCAAATCCTCGGCATTTCTTCCAAATGGATGCCGATACATTGAAAACTCCATAAGACCTAGGACTCCCATTGGTCCTAAGTCTTTATCTAAAAAATGGCGACTAGATGTCTTGCCATCTGTTGCTGGAATGTACTCTTGAAAAGATTTTTTAGGATCATTGAGCAGATGCTTGAACCCAAGCCACTCCTGATACCAGGAGATTGTCTGACAATAATCGTACACAGATTTAGACAGAGAATCTGTGATGAGACCGTCGTGAACAGTAACCATCCTACTACAAGGGGTATTCAGTTGGCACTACTATTGGGAGTTGTGCGGTGTCCCGTTATTACAGTTTTACTCTAAATCCTATGCGCTGAGTCATCTCATTTGCTTCAGAACTAGGGGGCGTTGCTTTATGTATATCATTATGATGATATACGAAGACCCTACCGGGTTTATTTCCTATGATATGTGTTGGATACCCAATATCGTACTTATATTTACGGTGTTTGCCACCAGTATATTCATCACCATAGAAAATAATCTCACCACCCCAAGTGGGTTTCCACTTCCTATTCACCACATATAATACTGTATAATACTCACCCTCAAATTCTGGGCGAGTATCCTTATGGATCATCTTGTACTGCTTCTTTTCTCTTACCAACCCAATGGGTTCACATGCCCTGGCACTGAAGTATGAGGTCCAATGCTCTATGTCGCGAGGAGCATGATACTTGTCAAAGAAATCTGTTTGATCTTTGAAGAAGTGGTTACCCACTCTCAATCCATCAACAAAATCACCAATGCCATCTAGCGTTGCCTTACCATCAAATACTTGGTGATTGATCTTAGTCCACAGTGACCAGATCAAATCATTACGTTCTTTCAATGATTCTGTATTCCACCCAAATGGGTGCCTGTATGATGAGAACTGCAAGAGTTGCATCATCCCAAACAATCCTGCCTCCTGCGACAGGATGTGACGCCGAACGTCATTACCATCCTCATTAGGAATATATTCATTCAACTTCCTAGTACAGTGGTTGGTCTCCATGTCGAGACCATACCACTTGTGATACCAAGATATACCCTGACAATAATTATGGATCTCGTCCGCTAAAGTATCGTCAATCAGATCATCATAAAATTTGATCATGTCAATCCACAGGGGTTAGTGCAATCTTGAATCGTTTTCCAGTTTTATTGTTGATCATGAAGATGTCGTTCTCACCTTCCTGAAGTGTCCAGTTACCTTCAGTGCCATCAACATCGTTGCCACCTGTGCCCACATTGCTGAAGTGCATGTCAGCGGTGTAAACGTTTGCCCAGCGTGTGCCAGAAGCACCCAGGTTACGTGTAGCATCAGCATCGGCAATCATGTTGCCCTTCAGTGTGATGCCGGACACTGAGATGGATGGATCATCAACCAGACCAGTTGCATTACCAGCAAACTTGACAGCAGTCAGAGTGTTGGTTGCAGGGTTGTAGTTGAGGTCAACGTCAGTCCGGAACGGTTCAGTACCAGTCGCACCAGCAGCGAAAATCAGGTAGTGATTAGCATTTGTGGTGTTAGTTGCAGTCAGTGTGCTGTTACCAGCAACAATGTCAGTCAGGTTTGCACCATTACCATGGAAGTGTGATGCAGTGACAATACCAGTGGTGTGGATGTTCTGAGTGATAGCACCAACAGTGTCACCAATGATGAAGTCACCGCTCTTGGTTCCCAGAGTCAGTTCTACATTGCCACTGTACTCACTGTGGGGTGCAGACTTCACCCGAGTGTAGTGGATGTTGGAAGTCTCGCAGTAGTAGTCAATACGTGCAGGAGATCCATCATCAACCAGGATCTTCAGGTGGTTGGTGATAGTGTTGATGCCAGTGGTGGCGTTGATGTTGCCGTTCAGATCACCGACGACATTACCAGTTACATCGCCAGTAACATCACCAACAAAACCGCCAGTAGAAGTTGTAACGCCACTTACTGTTACCTGATTGAATGAGTTACTACCACTGCTGGTGACGTTACCAATTACATTACCAGTCAGGTTGCCGGTTACATTACCGGTTACATTACCAGTCAAACTACCAGTGACTGCACCTGCGAGATCACCATCAAAGTTGGTGGCAGTGACAATACCAGAAGCGTTGACGTTGACACTCTGAAGATAACTGATGGTAGAAACACCAGTAGAGTTCAGGTCACCAACAATATTTCCAAGAACATCACCATTGTGGGTACCTGTGGTGATACCAAGCAGGTTACCAGTTACATTACCCAGCAGGTTGCCATTGAAGATACCACCATCGAAGATGGATGCAGTCAGTGCTGTTCCAACTACGTTACCACTGTAGTATTGGTCAGCAGTAATAATACCGGCGGCACGGATGTTATCAAAGTCACCTGATACATCAATGGTTGCAATACCAACAGAGACCTGAGATGCTGTGAGACCTTTGCCCACACGGACAAAACTTACGTTCTCAACAGCACTGCTGCCATCACCATTCTGGACGGCGATGATTGCACCAGTCGCAAAGATAGAAACAATACCAGTTTTACCAGCAATCTCTGTGAATGAGAGACCAGTTCCCACACGGAACGTGGTAACCCCAGTGACCCGAGTAAACTCGTTAGCGTCTTGGAAGTCGTTAGCAGACCGGTTGATTGTGAGGGTGGCAACACCAACCTCAACACCACCATTGTCTTGCTTGGTGGCAGAGAAATCTACACCATTACCAGTAAAGTTGATAATAGTGGTAGAACCACCAAAACCAACTGGAGTTACACCATCTTTCTGAACATCAATACCATCAACGCTACCGGATGGTGCACCAGATGGTGCTCCCCAATATCTCGTACCATCAGTGCTGCCATACAACACATAGTTATTATTTCCGGGCAGACCAAGATTTGGTTCCACCTCCTCCATTCCAAGGAAACTGGGGAAACCGTCAGTTTGTTTACGTTCAGTGGATAGACCTGAGTAGGATGTAACGCCTACACGCCCGGAGAGCAGTCTCATTTTTACTTAGCGTTTTCGAGAACAGAAATAATGCACTTCATGGTATCGTTTTCATTACCTTTGATAGTAAGAATGTCACCGGTCTCCAGTGCCAGACGACCATCAAGGAATGACATAGCATCTTGATGGGGGATGCGTGCGTCGCGTACAACTTCAGTGTCTACCGAACCACGCTTATGAGCAACAGTAAATGTAGTCACAGAGGATCCCTGTCCCACATTAGATACGTTGCCGTAAATCAGCAGCGATGCCACACCTGGAGGGCATGTGTAGATACCAACAGCAGCATCAGTGACTACATGCGTGATGGTTCTAAATTTATTGAGTGGGATTGCAGCCATTAGACATTACCTCCGAGTGCAATGATTAGTGGTGTAAGGGTTGCTTGGATGCTCTTATTGAAAGCGTCACCTGTGATGGTGCCTGTTTGCTGGTTGATAGTAAACCCATCACCAACTTTCAAGTTACCTCTCTCATCTGTGGAGGTATAAACAACTCGACCACCACCCTCAGATACAGTTTCATTCTCAGGAATAGTAACGCCACCTTTACGGGGCAATGCGTTAGCAATCGTGAGACCAGCACCAACAAATTCAAATGTATATGAGGATGCAAGAATCAGAGATTGTCGCTGGAGGGGGATCGCTGAACCAACACCAACATTTGCAGGTAGTGTTTGGTCAATAGTAACGGTCGAAACGCCTGCGGTAACCGGCGTAGCAGTATTTATAGTGTAGTAAGTAGGTCCAATCTCAGCAGTTGCTGTCGCTGTAGTACCACTACCACCAGCAATAGTGACGGAAGGAGCACTGCGATACTGCGTGCCAGTTGCAAACAGGTTGACAGCAGTGACTTGTCCGTACCCGTTCACAACTGCTGTTCCTTCAGCACTAGCACCATTAGGACCAGACGGAGCACCGATGGTGACTGTTGGTGGGTTGGAACTGGTGTAACCACTACCTGCGTTGGTTACATTGACCCTGATAACTTCATTGAACAGTTCTCCAAGGTAGAAGACCTGACCAGAGTAAGGACGTTGGGTAAGACCACTGATAACAACAGTATTGTCTTCTTCAACTGCCTCCACTGCCAGTGAACCAGTGTCTGTGACAGTACCAACGCCGGATGCCACGATACCAAAGGTACCGAACGAGGCGTTAGAGTTGTTCAGGTCACACTGACCACCTGACACACAGGAGATGGCGTACTCATCACACACCGTGAAGATAGACACCAACTGTGCATAACCATCGTTGGAGATTGTGACACCAATACCACCCTGATTGTACTGGGTGTAGGAGTCAACCACCATGGACTTGGTACCACCAGCGTGGTTACCATTGATCCTCATGCCAATACTGTCAGGAACAAAGTTCGTGCAGTTCCTTACATATGGGGACTGGGTGATGATACCAGTGATTCGTGCACCACTTCCAGCATCACCTGCCTGGAAAGTAATGGTGTCAGCAGTGAATGATGTAATGCCAGTGAAGATACCAGCAAGGGGATCAGTTGCCCGTGGGTATGAGTGCAGAGTGGCATGATCATCACTGTCACAGGTCATTGCAAAACCACCAGTGACAATACCAATACTGTCAGCAAGTGTCAGACCATGACCCACAATCGTGGCAGTGGTAACACCACTGATGGGATCGTAGTTGATGAACGTAGGTGTGGTGGACACACCAGTGTGCCAGTTAGGTCCAATCTTGAATGAATTAGCGTTGGCACTAGAGAAACGGTGACGGTTGACCACACCCTCAGGAGGGAATGTAATCATTGCACCAGTGTTGGCAGCACCAACAAAGGACATGTTCTGAATCAGAACACCATTGTGAACCTTGAACAGATCTTGTCCAACGTTTGCTGGGATAACCTGGGTGTTTCTCAGGTCATCACCATCAATGGACACGTTACGTGGCACAGTGATGGGGTTCTGCTCACTGTAAACACCACCAGCAACACGGATCACATCACCAGCACTGGAGACTTCAGTTGCTGCTTTGATGGATCTCTTAGCACTACTCAGTGACCTGCCATCATTGTTATCATTACCATCTTCTGCAACATAGATGATGTTCAGCGTTGATGCACCAGCACCAACCCACTGGAGTTGACCAGTATCACTAGCAGCAAGAACAGATTTCGCAACACCAACTTGAGAGTTGGAGTCATAGAATACACCGTCAAGCCGGACAGTACCATCAACGTCCAAGGTATAGAACGGTGTGGTAATACCTATACCGACGCGGTCATTACCATCGTCATATACAAATTGAGAAGCACCACCAAAGGTGCCATCATCTTTCTTATATTGTACTTGATCCGGACGACCATCTGCAAGAGCAGTGATGTCAGCGGAGTTAGACCAAGAAACACCAGTACCAACAGAGACCAGAACCTTATGGTCTGATCCGGCACTGTCGTTCATGTCATATAACTTCTTACGGACTGCCATGTCCGCATTGAAGTCAACATCCTTAGCAGGTTGTGTACTACCAATACCTACCTGAGCGGCAGTAACAATGCCGTCAAAACGTGCCGTAGTTGCAACATCAAGACCGTACTCTGGATTTGTTTTACCAATACCAGTACGTTCATTGTCGGCATCAACGACAAGAGCCTGGTCGCCAACTTCCAGACCCTTTTCGACAGCAAACTTTTTATTTACCGATGCCATTTACCAAAATACTCCTTTTATAAGTGTATTTATCAGGTAGTCCGCATGATATATGCGAGTGCATAGTATTGAGGTCGGTTGTCAATCGCATCACCGTTACCAAGCGTTCCAGTATTCTGGTTACCACCGTCTCCAGTGGAACCAGCAACGCTGAGACTGATGTTGTGAGTGTGGTTGGCGTTGTTGTTATCAGTGGTGCCTGATGCACTACCGGTGTGACCGTGACCTGGATCCACAACCGCGTTGCTGACCCGTTGATTATTGCCATGGTTACCGCCAGGAACTTCATTACCACCGTCATCATTTGATCCACCACCTCTGATCTCAATACCAGTGGTGTTGTTATTGATAGTGACGGACAGCGATGCGTTGTGACTGTGATTGGCGCTCTGGTTGCCAGTGTCACCATTCACATTCAGAGTTCCAGCAGGGTGAGTGTGGGTTGGTTGACTGTGGAAGTGACTCGGCAGTTGACCCAGGGTCAGACTGTAGGAGTCATCACCACCCGTGGCACCAGTGTTGTAACTATCACCAGAACCAACAATAAAGCGGTTTCTGAGGTCAGGTGTACCGTTGCTACCATTACACAGTGACCATCCAGTGGGAACACTGCTACCAGACCACATGATGATGCCACCAAGAGGAATGGTGCCAGGTCCAATGAACTCACCAGCAGTGATGGTGTTGGATGCCACCTGAGTGTGGGAGTACAGCGTAGAACCAGAGAAGTAGAGGACTCCGTTGTCCTGCAATTCTCCACCAGCACCAGCAAACACAATCCGCTGATTGGTCAGATCACTGACCGCAAGACTTGCAATCGTGGATGCAGCACCAACAGTCAGACCACCACTGATGTAACCATCACCAGTTGCATCAAACACACGGTGAGCAGTGGTACCAGTGTTGTTGCCTAATGCAAGTTTGTCAAAGGCGTAGTGATCAGTGGCGTCAACCGTAATCGGACCCCACTTCTTCCACGGGGAACTGTCGCCAGTTCTAACATAACCAATGTAACCACCCTTATCAAATGACAGATTGAGAAGAATCTGGTCAATTGAACTGGTAGGAACTGCGTTGGTGGAACTACCATTGATACCAACGATGACGCTGGCACCAACAGGACCTGAACGGTTGCCCTTGAGTTGCAGGTCAATCAGTTCAGTGTTACCCAAACTGTACAGGTTGTTCTTGACAGTCAGGTCATCAAAGTCTGCTGTTACAGGAACCTTGAGGACTGGGGTTGAGTCAAACTTGGTGATGGTGCTGATCTCTTCACCAGTCAGAGCATCAATCTTCTTACGACCGATGAAGAACTCACCCCGGTCATTCATACCAGAGTAGACAACCGTGCCACCACGTGTGTTGATGGACTGTGCCAACAACTGCTGATTGTCATCCAAGACACGGGTTTGTGTCTGAGGCATGCCCGTGCTGTAGTTACCAGGTCCATAACCCACGTATTCAAACGTGTGACCCGAGGCACGGATAGTTGAGTGGCGACGTTGCTCAACAGGAATAACCTTGATACGCTGTGCAGCAACGTACTGAAGGTGGGAAGCAGCGTTGGTACCCATGGTACCCCGTGCAATCTGATCCTTCTGTGCGTTGGTGATGCGAACAATCTCATCCTCAATCTGAAGGAAGTCACCACGGTTGAATGCGTGGGGGTTCTTCAGTGTGATGCTTGTTGAAGTGGTGCTCAGTCCTGCACTGATCTCACTGATTGCACCATCATAGATGGGGATAGTTTGACCATTGGCACGGAAGTTGATACCGTTACCGTGTGCATATGCACCAGCACCAGAGAATGTAGGAGCAGTATCAGAATCAATCAGGACACTCAGTGATGATCCATAACCAATACGATCCTGAATGGACCAGGTGCCATTGTATTCAGTATTAGCACCATTGATAACAATCTGATCACCACGTCTCAGACCGATGTCCGTGTTCATTGTCACGGTTGCGATCTTCGTCGTCGCATTGTGAACAATGTTGGTGATAGAAGTGGTAACACCAACGTGGTAGATAAAACCACCTGTAGATGCTACAGAGACTCCACCAGCGGTGTAAAGCAGGTTCTTAGGATCAGTGACCTGGGTGATGCGATGCAGACCGTTGAAACCGGTGCTACCCACGCCCACAACCTGGACAATATCACCGACAACGTTGCTGATCTCAGTGACGCTGATGGTGGAGTTAGCACCACCTGGATCATACTTAGGACAACCCGCAAGGGTCAGGGTGTCACCAACAGCATAACCCGATCCACGGTCAACCAGGGTGACTTCAGAGATATTGCCTGCAGCGTTGACAACAACATCAGCGGTAGCACCTTGACCACTACCACCAGTAAAGTGGCAACCAAAGTAATACTCACCAGCATTGGTGTTGACACCGAAACCAGCACCACCTTGCAGAGAACCAAACTGAAGAACGCCATTCAGTCCATGGTCAACCTCAGTATTCAGTGTTACTGTGGCACCAGAGACAGTTGCATCGGTAATTTTCTTACCGATACCCATGTCATCAATCAACTTATAAGTTGATTCCTTGGTGATGCTGTGCTCAGGATTGCTGCTCTCAACATGTCCAATGTCATCACGGACAGCATAAGATTGAGCATCCAGAGGATCATCTACAACAGCATCAACATCAACAACTGGTTTCAGATAGTTGATGTTCTGGGGGAACCGGTTCCTGTCAATGTTGAATGGTGCCAGGTCAGGAGTGGAGTGGTAACCCAGCATGGTGAGGTCATACACACCATCCTGAACACCAGGTTTGTGCTCCTGGACTACCTCATGGTTGAAAATCTGATAGGCATTACCATACTCTTTCCTTACAAAGTAAGGAGAGAACGTGCGACCAGAACCAACGACACTGTTATCATGAGTCGTGTAAGGAATACCCGTGGAGATGGTAGTAATACCGCCCGGATCCGTGTTGATACCGATTCGGAAAGACTTCTTATCAATGATCTGCGAAACATAGTGCAGACCGTTATAACCTGAGTTTGCTTCGCCATGGACGTTATTCTCGGAACGCAGTCTGTTGATCTGAATCAACTGACCATGATGCAGGCGGTGGGGATGGCGACAGGTGATGAAACCAATGTTGCCGTTCCATGAAGCATTGGTGATATAAGTCTCCGTGCGGAGATCCAGATCACTGCTCAGAACATTATTCTCGTTCTGGAAGTTGGTGTCATCAATGACTGTGCCACTATCTTGAATGACATAACCATTCTGTGGAGGTGCTGCAATAGCAGAAGCATCAGGCAGCACATACCGCAGACGGTAGATTGCCTCGATGTCCTGGCGGTCATCAATCTTACGAGTGATGAAGGTTGCAGGAGTCTCAGGACTGATGGAGGACTGGTTGACCTTGACCTTATCGTGTAGTGTGTTGCCAGTCTTGACATTCACATACCAACCAGTAGCATCATACTGAATGGGGTGACCCGGTTCTCCGGGTTCTTTGTCAATAACGCGAGAGACAACTCTCAGTTGACCACCAGCATTGTTGATGCCAGTGAGAGCAACATTAGCAAGGGCATTGTCCTTACTGGTTGCAATCTTGATCTTATCGTTCTCATTTGCAACCGGGTTAGCGATTACATAATACTTCCGGTTGTAATCAATACCATCAGGAAGTGCACCGTCATCAGCATAGAAGCAGACGGATTCACCAGTGAACAGGTTGTGAGTCTGCCCAGGGCATTGCAGTGTCAGGATGTCACTGGAGATACTGCTGATACCAGAAGCACGTCCAACTAGGAACTCCTTCTTACCACTTGCAGCAGTTGTGCCATTTGGCACAGTCATCATGATCTCAGCAGAGGTGACCTGACCGTTGATGTTCAGTTGCAGGAGGTCACCAACTTTGTTACCAACAAAGTATTTTGATGCAGTAACGATAGGAACATCATCACGTTGCTTGAAGTCGCGGAGATACAGTTTCGTATCTGCCGCAGCAGCAGTATCATCTACATCCAGTTTCAACCAGTTGAATGTAGTCTCTTTACCAAAGTTCTTTTGAGTAGGAAGGATTCCAGTGATGTAACCTTGGTCATCTTTCTGGAATGCATCATCCTTGAAACCGTCACACAACAGGGCGCACGCACCAAAGTTGGAGTTAGAGTTGGTGATGGAGGAGTCAGAACCAGACTCATTGATGAAGTGGTGTCCACAACCCACGGCAAACACAGACACCAACTGAAGTTGTGCGTTGTTGGATGCCTTGATGTGGAAGTTCTGCCAATCAGGTTTATGGCGTGCCATACCATCCGTGTGCAGGATGGTGCTGGTTCCTAATGCTGCCTGATCTTCATAAACACCACTGGTTACATTATATTTTACAAATGCATTGTCATCTTTGTTCAGGGACACACCCGTGAACTGTGCAAGCACCATGGATTTGAATCCAGTTGCCTTGCTACCATCAGCATGCAGACCGTTGATGCCAAAGACAGAACGGAGAGAGCAGTTGAAAATATAGGGGGATGCACTAGTAACAGTGTCACTCTCAACCGTGACAGTGGGAGAAAGACCACTAAGGTTAGGAGTAGCAGTAGTTGCAGGGGCAGTAGTTACAGAATAAGTGAACAGTGTGTCGCTCAGAACCTGAGAAACAACATGCACACCATCATATTCAGTGCCATTGACATTACTATTGCCAGCAACACCCTTGATGTTGATAGGTGTAGCAACAGTAAGACCATGTGTCTCACTGGTACGGACAGTTACAATAGTGGTCGCAGTGGGGTCAGAAGAGTTGACACCAGAGTAAATATCCTGAATCCGGATCGCACCAACGTTAGAAATGGCACCAACAATCCGAGATTCATCAACAACTTGCTCAAAGTCGTCGTTAGTAGGATAAGTGGGGATCGCACGACCAGATGCATTACCATATGCCAGAGTCAACTTGGCATAATACATGTCAAGGTCGGTCAGACCCTTACCATCCATCTTATTCACACCATCTGCATACTCAAAGCAGGTGAGTTTGTGGTGAGAATAGGTAGGAGCGTAGACGTTTGTGGTGTAATCTTTATAGATCCTGTCAGCAGGATCACCATCAAACAGGGTAAACTCCCGGAAGTAACAACCGCCAGTTACACGGAACAGTGCGGTGGAAGGAATGCTGTTGTTTAGTGGATCTGGTACATACTTTGGTCTAATCTTTGTCTTACGTAGATCAGAACCACAGATTGAAGTACCACGTGGCATGATGACACCACCATTCGCACTGTTGAAGTGGTACAGTACGTTGTTGGAGTCTTGAATATTGAAGTTGGCACCGACACCAAGTTCTGCGATACTTTGCGAAGCACCGGTTACGTCAGTGACAGTACCTGAGGTGTTGATCTGATAACCAGGACGGTTATCAACATAGTGAACACCAGGCGAAACTACAATCGTAGTCTTGTCAAACTTGTCGTTGTTCTTACCCAATTGGTAAGAAAATCTAGCGGACTCAATAAGAGCCCGCTGGATAGTCTTGAACGGACGGGTTCTCGAATTACCCGTGTTACTAATATCATCTGTGGCATCCAGTTCTTCTGGATTGACGTAGATGACATTGCCCTGAATATTCTTCAGGAAGTTTTCAAGTCTACTGAGAGGCATTACCTATGAGTCCAGACACCATTCCTTCAGATTATTTAGGAACAGTGTCTGGACCAGGTCAAATGCAACTAGTCATCTCGATTTCATCATCAATCTCGACCGCTAGCTGTGCTACCTCCCAGACATTCATAAATTGTTCTGTTTCTGGACATTCCAGTTCTCTGATCGCCCCATCAGACCCGTGGATTGTAAACTTTCGAGCAGGAACGTTGACTTCGATCTTAGTCACGTGCTCGGAATCAAACATAAGCGTCCTATGCTGGAACTCTATTATTATACTTCTTCAGTCTTCTGTTGTCAACACCGCTGTAACAGTAAAAAATGCGTCGATTTTCCCACCGCCTTGATTACGAACCTTTACAGTTCTACCATAAGGGATTGACTCCACAAACAATTCCTGGAAGCAAGAGTTCGGGGTCAGTTGAACGTGGATGTTATTTTCATCCACTTTGCCATACCACTCCTCAGGGAGATCAATGATCCCATCAACAGTTACTTTTCCTCGAAATTCAATTGTTGTCATCTAAAGTATGATATTTCTTCTATTATAGCATACTATTTTGTAATTGTGTTCTGTGGTCCGCGATAACGTTCATCCAAAATGTTCCGTTCTTCATCATCGGGTGCCATAAACACGTTGGGATCGGGATAATCTTCCCAAGTTTTGCCTTCGTAATTGGTGATGAGGGGGTTGATATCCTTCCTCTCACCGTAAACATGGTAAAAACAGTCGATATCTGCACCAGAAGCATTGCCACCGACATGCTTCAGCACAACACGGACATTGTCAAAGTCTGTGACAATGATGTCCTGCTGTGAACCAATACATGTAATAGAAACTGTGATGCTGTTTTCATGCACCAGGTTCACCCAGTATTCAGGCAGGGTGATCTCATTGCTACCAGTCAGTCTGCCACGGTGATACACAGCGACTTCCGGTCCCTCGATACATGCGTAGCGAAGTCTGCGACCTTCCTGAGTGGGGTGCTGGATGTCGAATGACTTACCCAGAGAGTCTGCTGTAGAGAACCTGGATGCCAGTCTTCCCTTGTTCAAACAGTCAACTGCACCCGTAACATATACATCACCGTCGATGTATACAGCGTTTACCGCTTCTTCACCGATGACCTCAACATCGCCGTCAACCTGGAGTGCTCTGCCACTGACACCAGACTTGAACTTATCGAGATCCGTCCCAATATTTACAGTTGCTTTAGCATATCCGGAATGCTTCCCTGCTATAACAGGTCCAGTAGCAACCAACGTGCCATTGAAGGGTGCATCACCGTCCAAGGTGTCAGCAGCAGTATCCAGTTTCGCTGGGATTTCTCTGCCGATGTAGACCTTGCCGGTCTCAATGTCTCTAATGCCTGCCATTATTCTACGAGAGAGTTGATGTAGTCCCCGAGTGGACCAGGAATGAGTTTAGACTGTGGTTCATGGATACGAACCATGTCTCCAATAATAAAGTTGAAACCTTTAGAGTTCGTAATCAACTTGTCATTTGCAGTGACCGTGGTGTTGTGCCCAATCAATTTAGCAAAGTTTTTGCCCTGCAAATGAATGTCATGCTCGGCATGCAAGAAGATGTCACCAATCTTCGCATCAGTTGCTTTCATGATGATGTCCTTTGCCATCACCGAAAACGTTCCCTTGCAGTCGATGTTCACATCCCCATCAGACTTGATATTGATGGGACCGGCACCAGTCTGAATAATGTTGGAACCTTGGTCGTTTTCGGTGGCACGTAGTTCCCACCCACCATCCTCGAAGATCCGCAAGGATGCAGCAGATCCAGCAACAGCACAGACTTGTGCCTTCCGCACTGCCTTGCCATCTTCTTCCCTACCAATACGGAAAGAACCATCCTCAGGATGGTTGATGATATATGGGGGTGACTTAGACATTAGTAACCTTTCGGGCAGTCAATGACAGTGATGACCTGAGCGGTCGGCAGCAGAGGTTTCTCATACTGCTCAATCTTCGTAAACTTAGTTATGGGTCGAATATATGCACCAAAACCAGTCTTAGACTTGATTTTCAGTGCAGGAATTCTGTCGAGACCAACGTCTACGACACCTGTTGCACCTAGAATTCTACCATTTTCAATAATTGGAGTCAATACCCCACCATTTTCAGTGACAATAGTATCACCTTCCTCATAATCATTACCAGTATTGATGACTTGAATGCCCTCAACCTGTCCAATTACTTGTTCACCATCGGCAGATCCACCAGGTCTTTGCGTTTCAGTCTGGACTACTTCCTGAATCACATTGCCATCAGAGTCCACCCCTGTAGGCGTAAGTGTATCGACAGTGACAGTTCCCCCACCAAGATACCCAGAACCAGGGTTAGTAATAATAATGTTAGTAACTTTACCGTCTTTGACGACAGCGGTGCCTGTAGCACCCCGACCATTATTACAACGGTCAACAATAGAAACAAATGGTACATCGTCGAACCCTAACCCGAGATCTTCCATATTTGCACCGACAACTTCACCAACTGAATTGACCACTGCCTTAGCAGCAGCACCAATTCCGCCGCCACCGAAGATTTCGATGCTTGGTGGTCCACACTCAAATGCACTGGTATTACAACCACCTGCCAGTTCAGCAGTTACACCACCCAGGATCTTGCCAGCACTACCGACTCGCTCCACTGTTCCTTGGATGGTGTCAACAACACCAGCAACCTGCCCAACAGAACCGGTAATGGAATCAGCGATTCCCTTCGCTTGTCCAATGAATGGGAAAGTATCTTCAAGGAAACCTTCTACGCCCTTATCAATACCATCAATCAAACCACCCACGTCCAACATACGCTTCAGGTCCAGAACCTTCTTCGGATCAGGTCCAACGTTTGCTGCCCAGTCGAAGGGTTGGGGATCACACTCAGATCCTTCACACTTCATCAACTTCAGACCTGCCTGAAGTGCACCGGTTGCTTTGTTCATGATATTGCTGAAGTTAGGCAGAGCGATACCTGCCAATGATCCAATAGCACCCATCACCGGACCAAGAACACCCTGGATCGTGTCAGTAATCTTGGAGATCAAACCACCCAAAAACTGTTCCGCCGCGCAGAGTGGGAAGTTGATGATCTTGCCAAGCATTCCTTTCAGGAATCCACCGATCATGTCACGGAGACCGTTGATAACGTTCTCCATCAAGCAGTAGGCAATGTCCTTCTGCTTCTTTAGTTCAATTTTCTTGATCAAATTATCTGGAGACAGGAAGGTCAGTGCCTTACCGACTTCCTCATCAATGTTTGCAAACAGGTCTGAGCGTGCTCGTCTGATGAAACCACTCATGTTGCCAGAGATTCTGGCAGATGCCTCATCAATGATCTTATCGATGTTCACCGCCCTATTCAGGATAGGGTCAATGAATCCCTCTTTAGTCTCCTCAAGACCTTTGATGACTTCAATGAAAGACGACATGGTCTTTGCAACGTCACCCATAGCAGACTTGGGAACGTCACATTTGACTGCTTTCCTGATCTCAACAGGTTTGTCTAAAATGTGACGAGCAGTCGTCTGTATTGGTTTGCCGTTGTCATCATCAATCTCTTGATCATTATTAGGAATACTGCCAACCTCAGCAGGTCTGAGTTTGTGTGTAGGACGGACACTGGCACCCAGAGCAGTCTCTGAACCACCAGTCTCTAACACAGAATCAACTGTGATCGCTGAGAATCCAGATGTTCCTTTTTCTAGAACATCGTCCCACTTCAGTACATCCTTGATCAGAGAATGTTGGTATAAAGCGCCAAGAATGATTGGTTGTTGAGCATCTTCACCGTCAGCATAGAAACCGATAACAGTTTCTCCACCCTGGATGAAGTTACTAACACCAGCATAGTTCACACCTGCACCCTGACTAGCAGGGACCAGGATGTGTGCCCATGGCAACTCTTCATCCTTGACATCATCTGTGCCTGGATGTTTGCCTAGAACTCTTACCTTGACGCGATAACCATACTTACGTGATTGTTTGTCGCCAGGAAATTCTCTCCATGCAGGATCAACAGGAACCTGGCCAATGAACCAGTGAAACCCGTCACGTCCTGCAAATTTAGATTCAATACCCCGGTCGTCAATCATCACTCGTCATATACACGGCATTCGAGAGCATCGGGATGGTTATCGCAATACTTTTCTAAAACTTGGTCACGATGACGTGCTTTCCACCCATCATCTTCCTCGCCTTCATGCTTATCCATGAAACCGTGCATTTTGAGATCGTCTTGTGTGTACTCAAGCATGCCGTGATTGACGTGCTCTTTCCCGTCCTTGTCAATGAATTCGCTCATTTGGAATAGAATGCGAAAGAATCTCTGACTAATGAGAGTCCGGTAACATCACCACGGGGGTCCCCGAATACATGGGCGAGTTTAGCGACCATGTAGTTACCGGATGAGGGGTTCATGCCCGTTGACTCACTATTTAGTAGTGGGAATGCCATTTTTATGATCATTCCAACTTGTAAATCCAAGTTCATCGGGACAGTCAACTCCAGTGACTGAGAGAAAAGAGACTGAAATCTTCCGGTTGCATGTGCCTGACGCCAGGCAATGGTCTCCGCAGGGGTCTTCAGTTCTGCCTTCTTCTCACTCATCGCACCAACATCAAGAACATTTAGAAAGATTCTTGAATACTTCTCATCAATGTCATTGGGGATATACTGATCTTCGTTTGCAGAATCCAGTTTACTATCCTTGTAACTATATTCTACGAAGTGTGGAGTGCGATCAATAATATTATAGTACCAGTTAGCAGACTTGTATTGTCCTACCATCAACTTTTTGATGATATCATGACTTTCCACAAATCTTGGTGTATCTACAGCAGCAAAGTTATTGATCTTTGTTGAATCAAAGTGTGCAAGTTGCTCGTAACCATGTGTTGCTTCTTCCTGCAATGCCTTATCGACAGAGAAGAACTTATATCCTTTACGCTCACTCTCACATAAGACATAACCAGCACTACCACTCTCGGCAGATGACTTGCCCTTCTGCTCACCAACACATTTAGATGCCAGTCTGCTGATCTGCTTCAGTGGTGGATTGTAGTTACCAGTGAATGTATATTCATTCATGGCAGGATGTGGGATATCAATCCTACTAGGATCAACCTCCAGCACATCTTTTAGAACCTTCTCAACACTATCAGTAATCTTGCCCTTATATCTCTTGATTACCCTAGTAGTCAAGTTAGACATGGTTGTCTTGGTAACACACTCCAAGATATACATGTGTCGCTTGGAGTTGCCCATCTCACTGGCGATATTTGCAATCAGCAACTCATTCTTCTTCTTAGCAGAGAACTCGAATGGTTCTTTGACACTAGGGTGAGTAAATGAAACCTCAACCTTATTGCCAGCTCTAATAGGCAATGCTTGCGACAACCCAAAGGTGTCGGCAATCATGATAGTGACCTTTAGAGTCCTACCAACTCCCTCCTCATACCTAAGACCCTGAAACTGACCGATCAAGGAAAAGGGTTCTTTGCCTTCTGGAAATACATTTAGTGTCTTAGCTTGATAGCCGTTCAACCACTTCATTTCCAGACCTTCATATAAGATTCGTACTCAAGGTATTTAGAGTAAGGCATGGAAGTTTCTGGTGTAATGACACTCTCAGATTCTGGTGGAGACACCATGAATGGCATCTGTTGAGATCCCTGCCCCTGCTGTGTTCCCAAAGCAGCGGCACCGGCAAGCAAAGGAAGAATCATCGCATTGAAGTTGGTACCGCCAGTTGCTGAGGCAGATGGCGATCGGAACAGGTTTTCAAGTTGCTCCTGGGACATCCGAAGATTAGAAACGGTAACTTCTCCTGTTTTAGATTCTTCTAATTGTTCTCGTACAGTCTGCCGTCTTTTCGTGATTGGATTTACGTTTGTCTGACGAACACGTGTGCGTCGTTTGACTGATCGTGGAGGAGCAGTCGTAGGTGGTTGAGTAGGTTTAGCATCCTTACCCAATATCTCCGTGTTGCTCCTTGTCCTAGTAGTTGATCTACGACCCCTAAGACCCCTGAAAACGCTAAGAAAACTCAAGAATCCAGTCGCTCCACCAACTGCTTGCACAGGTGCAGACTTGATTGTTTGCTCTGTTCTGAACCGCTTGTCTTCTGTAGCATCCCGGTTCAAGAACTGAAAACCTGCCGGGGCAAACAACGTTGCTGGTTTACGGACTAGTACACCATAAGGAGTGTCAATTTGTTGTCGTTCACCCTTACCTTCCTCAAGGTCAAACTTTTCAGTGAATGGTCTGACAAGTATAGGCAGGTTATCAACTGGCACCACCTTATTACTAGGTGTGCTGGGAATCTCACTGTAGTCAAGTCCAGTGGGAACATAGTCACGTGAATACCTAAACTTCCGCCCATCCTTGTGTTCCTCAGATACACCAGGGATCTCTGCCTCAAAGATGTTATCTGGTTTCTCTAGTTTGACGGGTTTTGGTCCCCCAGGTCTTGGTCCACGTGGACGTGGTATCCGAGGATCAAGAGGACCGTCATCACCATCTACATCAACATCAATATTGTACTCATCATCAATGAAGTAAATTTTCTTCTTCGTAAGTAGATCAAAGCGATCTAAGGCATTATCAAATTCTTCAACAGTACGACCAAATTTACTCGTCCTCGCAGAAAGTCTTGATTTCTTTTCCTCTACCTTTCTCCGTTGATCTGCTCCTGTTACCTTGTCAGAAATAGCGGCACCCAAGTTTGCACCACCAAAACTACCAAGTAAACCACCTAAAAGACCGCCAATAGCAGCACCAGGGGCAGCACCAACTCCACCAAAAAGTGCACCAATAGATCCGCCAAGTAGAGCACCGCCTTTGGCACCAGCGGCAAAACCTGCCAAACCACCTGCTGTTGTACTAAGTGCACCACTGACTGCCTGGGTTTGGGTTTGACCCTCTGCCCGTCTCAGTCCATAATCAACCCCAGTCAGTGCTGTGGTGGCAATGGCATTGAACCTGCCCATTCGCAGTCCACCACGGATAGATGGAATGCGTGGTTTAGCACCACCTCTAAGACCCCTAGTCGGAACAATCTTATTGGCAGGTTTAGTTCTCGGAGGTGTTCTAAACCTATTCCTGAGACCTCTAAGCATTCTGCCACCAAGGGCAGCACCACCCAGACCTAAAAGACCCTGACCAATACCACCACCAGAAGAGGAAGAAGTATTACCAAGTTGTCCCTGGATCTTCTCAAATGCTTCTCCCCGCGTCTTTACAAGTTTCTTCCTCAGTCTCAGACTTTGTTCTTCAAGTCTAGAAACCTGTAGATTTCTTTGTTTTATTACGCTAGTTAGTGGTTTTATATTTCTCATGAGAACATTGCTGGGATGTTATACTGACTCAGCAATGCCGTAGATGCAATCTCAGATCCCGTGGTGCCAGCAGAGTTTGGATCAATCGTGATTGATGCAGGAGATGGCGGTTCGGGTGCAACAGCAGCAATCTGGGGAGCAGGAGTAGAAGGTTGAATACTCGGCATTGGCAGAGATGACTGAGGACCCAGCGGGTCAGTTTTAGTCTCTCCTTTACGCTTCCTGATACCTTCTAAGATCGTGTTATACCTGTCAATCGACTCCTGAGGAGTGATATCTTTTTGACCATGGTATGAAGTGAGACTTGCCCACTCCTTACCCAATCTCCTCATCTCAGCCATGTCAATCCCATCAGAAAGATCCACACCACGTGTGTTCATTGCCAGATGCAGGATCATCGCATCCTGAACCTCAGGAGTCATTTTGGTGGTTGCAGGATCTAGACCCATGTCGATCATGACCTGCTCAGGTTTCATAAACTGACCTGCACCAACAGCAGCACTGGTCGATGTCACACCGAAAGCATCAGTAAACTTAGGAGTTTCGCCAGCATCAAGGCGACGGATTTGCTCCTGCATCACTTCATTACCAGTCATCTTGGTGATATCAAGACTGGTATCACCACCAAACCATTTGTTATATCCTTGAGCATCAGCAGTGCCCTCACCTTCTCTTACGAGTTGAATGAGTGCTTCTTTTTGAGAATCATCTAGAGGAGTTCTATTGATACCAGGCAACATCGAGTCAATAGGATCAACCTTTGCCGGTGAATCATCGTCGTCATCCGGTGGATCAAGTTTTTTTGGTTTTTTTGGTTTTTTGTCAGGATCATTGATATTGATATTGGGATCTTTGACCTCCCTGCCCAGAAGTCTGTCCAGAATACGGTTGAATCTACCAACTGTGGCACTGAAAAAATTTACTTCTTTAGGACTGATCAAACTATCTTCAATAGATTGCTGTTGAATCATCTCTACACGGGTCTGATCTCCTTTTGCAGGACCACCCATCAACATAGAACTACCAAGAAGTGCCAGTGGTAACAGAGCCATAAACCCTGGACCACCACGCATTCTCCCACGAGGTGCTGCTGCTCTAGGACCGGCGGTTGGTCCGCGCCCGCCTCCACCTTTCAAACCTAATGCCAAACCTACTGCTCCTAAAACTGTACTTGTGATTTCAGGTAGCATTGCTGTAACAGCAATTGCACTATCCTGTAACCCACCGATTATATCACCTTGACCAAACTCTCTTCCAGCACTGAGAGCAGCTAAACCGGCAAGGGTTGCTCTAAATCCAATAAAAGAGTTACCAAGTTTCTCTGTCTGCTTGATATCCTTCTTTATAAGTTTCTGCTCTTCTCTAAAGTATCTCCTTCGTGCCCTAAGATCTTTCCTGATGTCTGCACGCATGACTTTCATGCTTGCATCCATTCTTTCCATGTCTAGGACAATACGTCCCAAACGTCTGATATTATCATTCGTTCTATCTACATTATCATTCAACGCAACAGCTTGTTCCTCCACCTTGTCCCGCAAAGGGGCAATCATGGGAGTAACAGACTGTACGTTAGAATCCGGCATTAGCGTCCTGTGCTGCCTCTAGTCTTTGTTTCTCAAGATAATTTGTGAGATACTTTATGTATACGTCTTTTTCCCACGGGTATAAACTTTCTATATCACTCAATGACCACCCGTGATGCTGCATGAGAGCAAAATTGACTTCCATGCACACATCAATGGTCGTGTGATATAGCATTATCCGAAAAAATTTGACATACCCTCAACAACTACATCAGTCACAACTTCAGTATTTGGGTTAGTCACCTTCCCCTCATACCTCAATTTGGGCATGCTGGAGAAAAAGTTCTCAATCTTCTGGAACTGTGCTGAACTCAACTGCTCAATGAACTTCACCAGTTCTGTTTGAGTGCAATCACTAGCAGACCATGCTTCCTCTTCAGTAAACACAGTGTCAATGCACTTGGCAATTACCTTGAATGCCTCATCCACCGTGTCTTTGTTGGTTTGTTGAGTAACACTGAAGTTGTTTTTCAGGAACTCATCCATAGATGGATACTTCATCTTGATAGAGATTCCTCCATCAAGTTCAATAGTGTCAGTGTGACCATCAGGAACATCCAGACCGATCTCTGACATATGAATCATCAGAGGAACCTTGACTTCCTCATCGTCAGCACAAGTGACCAGCAGTTCTACAGTCTCACCAACTGACTTGCCTCGGATGTTCAAGAATAGGTATTCAAGATCAAATGAGGGGAGAGTATCAATCTTTACTCCCCGAGTGACTACACATGCTTTGAGAACATCTTTTACAGTAGCAATGATGTTTTTATCATTACCACTTTCAAGTGCAATCAATAGTGCTTTCTCTTCTTTGACCAGGAATGGTCGATATCTGACTGGTTTACCAGTCGATAGCAGATTCACCTCAAAAACAGGTGTTACAACCTTAGGCAGTGGCATAACAATTCAATTCAGTACAGGTATTTATTAGGGTGTCCCGAAAGATCTCTCTCCAGGACTGTTGAATACATCGGGGAGCGGTTTAGTAGCGGCAGGGGGTAGGGGTTTGGAATCAAGATTTGTGCCAGCGTCTGCTCCGGGGCGGGTTGGTTCCTCATTACTCCTAGGTAACGGACCGTCAGTTCCGTCGATTACTGTTTCAGGGTTGAGAGGTAAGAGAATCCCATCACTGTTTGCTTTGGTAACATTAGCAGAACTACCTTGACGACCAATGTAGTATGTTTCGTAAGCAAAAGATACTGTAGTCTTGATCAATTCTGCTTTTCCATATGCCAAAGGAGCAGCAACAATGTTATTTGGGAATGCTCTTCTAATATGATATGTGATGTAACTGGGATTGTTAGCGTCACGACTAAATGATGTGATCTCCATATTACACTTGTACTGATCTGGATATCTCAACCTTCTAGCAGCATTACTCCCTTTCAGTTTTTGATCCAAAGTTACCATGTCTTGACCAAAATCCGGAGGAGACATAAATTCCATCCAGGCATTGAACACATCATTAGTAAAGTAATCTCTTTGAGAATACCACGTCAGGTTGATATCGGGATATCTACGATACAAAGCGTATTGCTGTTGCAAACCCTGGCGAAGTCCATCAACAGAGGAAGTTTGAAACTGACTTCCAGGAAGAAGTGCCTCTGAGCAAAACAGAGAAAGGTAACTTCCAGGAGGTTCCTCAGTCTCGTACAGCACAGTCGATTTGATGTGCCCTCTCAAGGTGCTTGCCTTATCACCTGAAAAATCAATCGTTACATCATAAATGTTGTTGAAGGCGGGCACAATACCGCCTGCCCTAGTCCTACCAAGGTAGAGGTCATCAGTTCTTAGAATCCTCCTTTTAGGATCACTTATAACTTCGGCTCTTTCTGCCATGCCTCTAAATATAGAGTGGTCTAGTATACTATGTATGTCATATCAAGGTCGGTATAGACCATCGAATCCGAGGAAGTATAAGGGGGATTCAAGAAACATAATCTATCGTTCTCTCTGGGAACGTAAGTTTATGGTTTATTGCGACAAGAATGAGAACATTTTGTTCTGGGCATCTGAAGAGTTTCATATTCCATATTATGACCCTACGACCAAACGTGTCCGTAGGTACTTCCCTGACTTTTACATCAAATACAAGAATGTAAAGGGTCAAATTGTTGAGAAGATTATTGAGATCAAACCTGCTAAGCAGTGTGCTCCTCCAACAACAAAAAGGAAGACCAAAAAGCATATCTATGAAACTCTCGAATATGCCAAAAACCAAGCAAAGTGGAAGGCAGCAGAAGAGTTCTGTGCTGACCGCCGATGGGAGTTTCAAGTCATGACGGAGAAGGAACTTGGAATATAGAGATGAATTCCCAAAGTCAACTTTGGAAGGAAGACCAATCCCTGGCAAAATTGCTCTGTTTCAATATACAGCAAAAACAGCAGAGCAATTGCCTTTCTATGACCGCAACCCATTGTGCTATCTGATTGCGGTAGAAAGAGGCACAGTATTTTGGGGTGTCAACCTACATTACCATAAACCAGAGAATAGATTGTCAATAATGAGATATATTGATGCTGGAGAAGATTTAGCAAGATTGCGGGGGTTCCATAAATACCTAAAATCCTACGTCCGCAGTCCCTTCCTCACTATTGCAACAGAAGAGTGGGATAAAGCAGTCAACCTTGATTCTGAAAAATTTGTTAGGGACTTCGGGTCCGTTGAAATTGATATTGATCCTGACACGGTTTATCGTAAAGGCACCCTCAAGAACTAATGAGTAACAAATGTATTGGTAAAAGCTGTCTTCTGAACCAGAAGGTTACTATCCAAGGTGCTGCCCATCGACTGCTTATGAGCACCAAACTGGATAATCAGTTTGGAACGATTAGAGGTCTTGTGGATGCTGCTGGAGTAAGTCTAGACCTGAATCAGAGTAATAATAGAAAATTGCTAGATGATCCTGCCTTAGAAAGAGGATTGGTTCGTGCATTAGACAGTGCATATGACCTGGCATCGAAGTCAGGCATGCTATCTGAGTTACAAGACGCTGCCAACAAAGCAGGTACCTCGTTTGCTTATGATGGTAATACTATCGCCCGCCTTACTGCAAACTTAGGAAAAAGTGAATATGACGTGTCTCAGGTAATTCCATCTTTCCAAGCAAAGAATTTTATCCACCCTGACGCTGCTTACAATGGCGACGTTGTGCCGATCCCAGTAGTACCCCCCGCCGCAGAAGAAGCTGCTGCTAAGGTGTTTACGTCAACAAAAGGTGAACCGCCACCGTTTTATCAATATCCTCATGATGCACTTTACGATAAAGGTGCTCAGGATTACATGAAGATTGAGCGGTTTGAATATAGTGCCCCAAATCCCAGTGTAGCAACTGACTTATCGAAAATTTTTACTGATGGTCTAACCAGGTCCGTTCAAACACAAAAATTTATTGGTGGTGTCCGTCTACCAATCCCAAATGACCTCCAAGCTAGTCAAGGCATGAACTGGGGTCAAGGAACTGCCAATATCGTGGAAGCGGGTGCGTTCATAAAGGCACAAAGTGAACTTTCTAAGGTGTTTAGTGGCGAGAAAAACGTATCTCAATTCATAACAGATGGATTGTCAGATATAATGAACACTGGTAAAACTCTAGCCCAGGGGACAACTTCTGGCGGGGATGTCAATCAAGCAATCAGTGGTCAAATTGCCAAGATACTTTTGTCTAAGGTTGGCATCAATGTTGATCCTGCACAATTCATTGCCAGGAAAAATGGTCAGGTCTTGAACCCCAATATGGAGTTGTTATTCTCAGGTCCTAAACTGAGACAATTTGTGTTCAAGTATGAGTTTGCTCCCAATAGTGAAGAGGATGCCAAACAAGCAAATCGCATTTCAAGATTCTTCAAGGAGGGCATGACTCCCATGAAGACTGGTACTGGCATCTTCATTGGTTCTCCAGATATCTTCCGAATCTCATACTTCAATGGGCAGCGACGAATTAGGGCACTGCCTATCCATAAGATGTGTGCTTTGACCAATATTGGGTTCAACTACACTGATGGAGGTGTCTATCAGTCATATGCCGACAGCACGACAATCTCCCAACCAGTCAGAACAACCATGATGCTCAGTTTCACTGAGCTTACTCCAATCTTCCGTGATGATTATAAGTTGGGCGAAGATCGGACTGCTTCTACTGAAGATCTGCTTAGGTTCCAAGGTCCTCTCATGGGCGATAACAAAATTACCGAGGAGGACATCGGATTCTAATGGCTTATTTCGACGACTTTCCCAAAGTATCTCTGCTTTCATTTTCCGACAATCGGTCATCTAGTTCCGATTACGTTGAAAGCACCAATATCTTCAAAAGAGGCAAGATTCGAGACGACATCTTCCAGGTCGCTGCTGCCTTTGACAAGTTTTCTATTCGTGGCGATGATCGTCCCGATAATGTGGCAGATGAGTTGTATGGCAATCCAGAATACGATTGGATTATCCTAATCTCCAACAACATTCTGAACATTCGTGATGAATGGCCTATGAGTGAGATTGACTTCCAACGTTATATCAACAACAACTATACTCCTCAGCAACTTGCTGAGATTCATCACTACGAAAGTGTAGAGCGTCGTGATCCTGAGGGGAAACTCTTGCAGCAAGGTGGTCTCGTGGTTGATGGAGATGCCACGTTCACTTACTCATACAGAGGCATCAACTACACTGATACAGGAACTCAGTCGGTCAGTAACTTGGAGTATGAGACTCGCAAAAATGATGCGAAGCGGAACATCTACACTCTCAAGTCAATGTACATCGATACCATTATCGAAGACATGAGGGACATCATGACTTATGAAGATTCTAGTCAGTACATTGACCGTAAGATGAAGAAAGGCGATAATCTTCGTCTTTTAGCACTTCGCTAAATGTGGGTTATTGGGACTGTGAGGAACGTCCCAAACCAATGAGTACCTATCAACATCCCCCACGTTGAATGCCTCGTGGGGTAATTTGTTGTGGAACCAGAAAAACGTGCCAGGTGGCACAATCATGCTTTCATCACCAACACGGTACAAATAGGTGCCTTGCAGAGATAAGTGATATCGGTCCTTTTTCTTATAATACTCACCACGGTCAATATGCTCCAAAACACGTTTTCCGGGTTGTAATCGGAAAAATGCCGCTCTGCCAGTTTCGGTGATATTGTGCTTTTTCCAAAATTCGTGCACTTTGGGGTATAAGTCGTAAAGTGCCGTTTTTTCTTGTCCCATCGCATCATGCGGATCTTCGCCTTTTTGGACTTTTGCCCAAACTAGCGGTAAGAACCCATATGGGTTTCTGTCGCCTCCGAGGTTATTTCCCGTTTGCTGCGAAACCCAGTCCCAGTGATCTGGGTTCAATTCCTCCAAAAACGGCGTCACATCGATATTCCGTTCTATGATGACTATGTTTTTGTACATAAAAGCCTATAGGGGCGATTTTTGCCCCGAGTTTTTTTTCCAGTTTCTGGTAAATGAAAGTCCGTTTTCGCTACGGGTGAAGAAGGATGTGAAATGCTACAGACACCCTGTCTTTACCTGATCGGTTCTGATCTACGTAGTGAACTAGATTGCTGTTGAAAAATACCCCTGTGTTTGCTTTGGGTTCAATGACCATCGCATTGCGGTCAATCTTAGATACACACGAGGTGTTCAGGTATTGGTTGTGGAAAGGACTCATGATGATTAGATCACCACTATTACGTGGGGTCTTCAACCAATACACCCCACTGATCTGACCATAGGTGTGATGATGCATGCAGTTTGATGCACCAGGTCCATTGATGTTGGCGAAGGCATGGACAATCTCCATGTAGCGGGGTGGTTTTACATCATGCTGATCGATGTATTCCCGAGACTTATTTGCGATGAGTGACATCAGTGGACTGAATCGTCCATCCTTATGCATACCAGTGCGTTGCCAACCCTCGATGTTAGAATTGCCTTCGGACTCAGGGAACTCGTCCCTCCATTCATAGATCTTCCTAAGAGAAAAGTCCAGGATGGGGAGATCCCCATCCCAGACTCCAATCAGCTCGTTGAAGCTGTAGAACTTCATGCCTCAGCTCTCGGCAAGTCTCTGAAAGTAGGACAGGGCATCGTCATCTGAGTCATCAGCATCTGTTGATCCGGTCGCGACAGCAGACTCAACAGGGGCAGGACTTCTTTTGACGATACGATCTTCCTCATCCATTTGCTGGCGAGATTTAGTGACCGCTGCTTCCTCCTCATCGAAGGTCTCAGGGTCAACTGGTTTCCGGGTGTTGTTCAACACGGAATTCAAACGCTTCTCTAGTTCCCCATATGCCTTGAACTGATCAGGGCGAGTAAATTCTTCTAGAGAATACTGTTTCTTCCACAATGCCTCAAGGGCATCGTCGTCGTCCAGCACCGGAGATGCAGCAGCAAACTCACTACTGTCATAGTTACGGTAACCCGCAACATTCTTTGCCTTCAGTTTGAAGTTCGCACCTTGCCAAAAATCGAACGGGTCGATTGCTTCTTCGTCTTCAAACTCAGGCTGCATGGCAGCAGTGATCTTGTCAAAGATCTTCTTTCCGAACTTATAAAGGAAAACTTGTCCTTCGTTATGGGGGTTGGTCGGATCCTTGACAACGTAGATGTTCGCAATGTAAGTGAGCTTTCGCTTCTGCTTACGTGCCAAATCCTTGTCACTATCAGTACCACTGTTCCAAAGGAGACGGTTGTACTCAGAGACAGGATCTTTCTGTCCTAGGGTGGTCAGGCTGTTTTCGATATACCAACCTCCGGGTCCTTGGAAGGCGTGTGACCACACCTTCGCCCAAGGGAGTTCTTCTCCCTCAGGAGCGGGCAAGAATCGGATGACGGCATAACCATTGCCTGCCTTATCGACTTCAAGTTTCCACAGACGTTCGTCTGCGTTACCAGCTCCGCTGGTATTCATCTTCTCGATTTCCTTGGTCAACTTTGAAGTCAGAGAACCAAGTCGAGATTGCTTTTTGAGGTCTGCAAAAGACATATTGGATTAGATTCGGTGGATTTGTAAGATTGTCACCGCTTACATAATATAGCGGTTTATTTAGCACCTGTCAAGGAAGTTTCAGCAAGACGAGTGATGGTTCTTGTCATGCCATTGATGGCAGAACCAAGATAGATCTGACCAAAGACAATGAACAGCAGTCCAGTGGCAAGGATCACATTCATACGCTTACTCGTTTCCAATGCTTCTTTCTCTCTCAGATCCCTTGGGTTTACCACATTGCCATCTTTATCAAAGGCAAGGTGCTTGCTGTTCAGCAAGGTTTGAGGTTTCTTTTTGTCTTTGTCCGGAGTCTCAAGGGCAGTGGTCTGTGGTGTCAGATCGGGACGTGGTTTTACGTTCCGAAGTTCTTTGAAACCCTTTGCCATTTCAGTGCGGAATGCATGATACAAGTGCATTCTATCACTCCATTTCCAGCATGTCAAAATTGTATTGCATTATTACACTTGCAATTCTTGATCTCAATCTGTGAAGATATTCTTGCTCCTCTGCCGGACGAGCAGGAGAACCCGGCCACATCTTGATTGAATACTCGATATGGTCGTACAACATACGGAGTTCCTGTATGCCCATATTCAAGGATGCATACCAATCATCCTCAAATACGGGATACAGATCGTCGTCGTTCATTGGTTAGACGTAAAATGCTTAGCGCGGTACCAGTGGTACCACTTTTTGACCCTTCGCTTTGCTTTCATGTGCGTTGGATCACGTGCCCACTCCCGCACGTCATCTTCACTCTGCCACTGACTGATGGTGATTTCAATGTCATCTACCATCTCACTTTCCATACCAATAAACCCTGGGATCTTTTGTGCACTATCCAGCAGGGTGTTATTGTATTCATTGTATTCATCAGTGAACTCCTTCACCTTACCAACAAATAAAACAGAGATCATAGGAGTGAATAAAAACTTATTTATTACCTCTTCAGTTGGGTCTGCATGAGGTTCAAGGTGTTCTTCATGTTGCTGAAGATAGTATTCATGTCTGCATTACCAAAACCAATCTGTTTGGCAGACTCCTGAATCTTTTTCTTCATGTCAACTGCTTCAGGGTCTTCGGAGTACGAGACCCTGGTCCACATGATCTGCTGCTTCTCAATCAAACTCTTCAACGTTTCAATGTGCTCCCACTTCGCAGCATCAGACATGGAGGGGAACTGCATGATCACATTGTACAGTTCTTTTTGGATGTCATAGATGTCCTCCATTTCACGGCGGACATTCTCGTTCTCAAAAAATTTGCTCATTAGAATTGATCGTTGACCTCAGCAATTACTTGCTTGCGATACTTTTCTTTGTCAATATTTAGAAACGGTAGATACTTTTTGATCTTCATTCCGATCTGATGCCACACCGGGTCATCTAGTTTCTTGTCGTAGTCTTTACAGTATCCAAACAACTTCTCATAGATCACTGCCTCCTCAATGCTGAGGTTGCCTGCCAGATATTCTTTGAGGAGTGGTGGGTGACCACCCTTTACTTCAATGAAGTCCTGCAACCCATACTGTTCCAGCATGGTTTTGTTGGTGCTCTTGAAGTTGTAGAACAAACTCTGCTGACGACGCTGCCACGCTACGTAAACTCCCTCACCACCACGGATGATGTTACCAATCCACAGACCCTGTGGATTATCAGTGCTCACAAAGTTAGCAAGGAAGAAGTTTCGGATGTCCTCGTCCTTGTACTTCCTGGATGTCTTCTCAAAGAAGTACCTGTCCTTCCTCTTGTAGAAGGAGTCAAGACTTGCTCTGGACTTGCCACCATACACAAAGTAATCATACTTCTCCTTGGAGAAGTGATTCTTGTACGCCAGATACTCTTTGTAAGTATCAAACGGTGTCATAGGTTGCTTCATCGTGCATTGCGACGTTCTTTTTCAATTTCGCATCCAACTGTTTGGTTGCTGTGAACCACACAGGGTTGCGAGGACACATGGAGCAGATCTCATGAGGTTTTGTTACCTCATCAAACGATGCTCGGATGTCATCTGTGGAAGCAGAGATGCTGGTGGGTTTGTACGCCAGATACTTCTGCCATTCAGGATCATTGAGTTGATCTGTGGCATCCAATGATTCCCTGAGGTAAGAGATCATGGGACACTTCCACAGGTGTCCATTATACAACTGACTATTGGGACAGGTGCAATGCTGAAAACTTTCTTCAGGATTCCCTTCCTCGAATGGATAGTATTTGATCTGATCTTTTGTGATCTCGTACCGCACGATGTCAAACCACTGCCTGGGTTTGCCATCCAGTTGACGGAATGCTTCACTGAACTCCAACAGGTTATCGATGTCCACGTCTCTGGACTGAAGATACCTGATGAACTTTGCAGCATTACACCAGTTCACTGATCCTTGCTCAGTGTACCAGGGTTTATGAAAAGTGAGTCTGAAGTTGACACCTTTCAACATTTCATCAGCGATCCACTCCTGCTCCTGTAAGAGGCGTGAACCGTTGCTAAACAGTTTTATGTTACAGGTCTGCCCCGTTGCCTCTGCGACCTCTCTGGTGACCTTCACGACCTCTCTGGTACGTGGTTCTAGTAAAGGTTCACCACCAATGATGCTGATATGACTCCACACATATACTTTGGGCAAGAATTCTTTGATGTCTTCCATCAAAGCATCGATGTCTACCCCACTCTTGACACCAAGAAGACTACTGTTATGGTTACACGCACGACATGCCAGGTTGCATCCGTTGATGACATGTATGCTCAACAGTCTTGTGGTAGGTCGCTCCGCCTCAAGAGATGCAATCTCTTCAGGAGTAACCTGCTTGAAGTTTGTTGTCCAGAATCCTTTCTGTTGTCTAACGAAGTCCACACTCTCAGATACTTCTCGAAGTCTCTCTACTGATAGGTGACTCTTGATCTGAGATAGTTTGAACTCTCGTTTGTCCATTAGATACTAAAGAACTTTGCTCTGGATGTCCTCTTCAAATAATTTAGGTTCATCGCATTCCCTTTGAGTTTTTCTTTCAAGGGTTTGGTGATGAGATTAGACACTGACTCGATCTCGATGTTGTTTGTCTCACAATAGAAACAAATCGCCTCGATGTAGTTCATGTCAGCATTGTCTTTGACTAAGTTCTCAATGTCATTCGTGAACTTGTCTTGACACAAGAACTTACTCTTCAAAATTGATTTCATTTCAGACTTGGAGTGCTGTGATTTTTTCTTCAACGAATTTCTCGATGTATAGAACAAGAAGTTTCATATATTTCATTTTATCATACTCTTCGTATACTTGCACCTCTCCGTTCTCACATGTCATAATGATGACAAGTTTTTTGACGGGAATACCAGTACGCTCGAAGAACATACAAGCATATGCAGCTGCCTGTACAAAGTAACCTTCAATCCAAGATCTAGGTTTAGGTTTTGCTGATGTTTTGAAGTCAATGATAGCAAGCTCGCCTTCGTACTCAGCGATGCAATCTACTGTGCCTGCTACCCCAAGCTCTTCGCTGTAGAGACTTTTTTCTAATGCGTAGATATTATTTATCTTTTCCAACGTCTTCTTCGCCTGGAGGAAGAGCATCTTCGGTCCAGGATTCTTATATTGAACCTCTTTATTCAGCATGAATGTCTCGATCAACTCGTGACATTCAGTACCACGACTGGTGGCACGCTTGGTGATGCGGTTTGCTTCTTCATCACCGACACGCTTCCGCCACTCTACAAACTTCTTAGCATTCCAATGAGAAGTGACCGAGGTGATGGACACCATCGGTCTCTCATTGACTGTGTAGAAACGAACTCCATCAATATTCTTCCGCGAGAGTCGCGGAAGTTCACATTCTACATGATCAAACATCACATACCAAGTTCGATTTTGCTGGTGAGATAAGACTTGACAAGACCAGAGCGGACGATGTCTTCGATACCAAATTCAATGGCATCAAACTCAGGCATACGCTGAATGATCTTCATGAAATCTAGGATTCCATTCTTCTCATTGGTCTTGACAAGGTCAGTCTGTGCTACGTCACCACAGAACATGATCTTAGAACCTTCACCAACACGGGTGATGATACTGTCAAGTTCGTGGAAGTTCAGGTTCTGAGACTCATCTACGATAATAATAGCATCATCCAGTGTGGTACCACGGATGAAACTAGTAGACCAGAACGTCACTGACTCCTGTGTCTTGAGGTTACCCCAGAGCATCTCAAAGTCATTGTCCGTAGGCATCTCGAACATGTACTTCACCATATTCTTGTAAGGAATCTGGTAAAGAGCAGACTTATCCTCATGATCACCAGGAAGAAAACCAATCTCCCGAGTAGACACCAACGAGCGAACAAGAACGACCTTGTTGTATTGGGTCAGGGGATCAAGTACATCCCTCAATGCCAGGTAGAGAGTGATAAATGTCTTACCCGTGCCAGCACACCCATACAGAAACAGGTTCTGATCTTCCTTGTACTTCTGAAAGACTGTCTCCTGATTGTCGGTGATTGGTAGGATCTCTACCATCGAATCAGAATTGATTGGTTTCTTGCGTCGCATTTGCTTAGCAGTCATACCAGCACCAACAGATGACGAAATTTTCTTACGACGTGCGGTCATGAATGGGTAGTTTTCTGGGGTTTGACTTTGGAACCGGGGACTTGTGCAACCTTTGACAGGACTTCGTTCCATCCGCCATCAGTTCTGCTATAGACATCACCTGTGCCACTAACGGCAGAGGCAACACCTTTAGACCAGTCTTTATCCCAGGCAGGATTGTCTTTCTTCCACTGATCATACTCAGCGACAGTCATGGACAATTCCTTTGTCTCACCTGTTTCTAAATTTTTTACGGGGTATGTTGGCATGTGGGGGGTAGTTTTGGGTATTTATTTTGGAAGAATGACCTTTCGTTTACTGCGTTCTTGCAGTGCAGCACTGAACTTTATTGGTTTGGCAGTACACATGTTACATACACTCTCAGGTAGTTTACTATTACTACAGAATTTTGTCAACTCATCATCACTGCAAGTAACAGGAAGACCATCGACAAGATACTCCTGCCACTCAGGATCATCCTGCTGTTCTGTTACATACAATAGTTCCCTCAGGAATGCTGTGTTAGGACACTTCCATAGTCTTCCTCCATACAACTGTGCGTTGGGGCAGGAGCACACCTTGAAACTCTTTGCTGGATTCTTGTGGGTGTAAGGGTAGACCTTGCCATCCCTCTTCTTGATTGAGTTGAACCACCTATCCTTACCTGTGTGGTGCTCAGTGACGAGAACCTTGGGATGGTTGAACTCTTTGATGATATCTTCTACTCTTTCTAAATGAATGCTGATCCTAAGGAACACTTGAGGATTCTCTAAGACCTCTTTGATCCACGTTTCATTCTCCAGGAGCAATAGACCATTGCTGTATAGATAAACAGGAGAATCAGTGTTTGCTGTACATGCATCGAGAATCTCTCTGCAACGTGGATTCAGTAGGGGTTCACCACCAATAACAGATACCCTACCAATATTTACCCTGGGCAATAGCGTTTCAATATCTTTGAGTAAACTATCCGTATCAATCTTGCTACCAGGAGCAAAATAATTACTGAAATGGTTGCAACCTTTGCACTGAAGGTTACATCCAATCGATGCACTGATGTCTAGGATGTCAATCGATGCCATGATATGCCAAGTAAGCAGCACCCATAGCAGTGCCTCCATCATTCGCTAGTGGTTCTGCATAGAACCTGTAGTCAGGGAATCTTTTGAGTGCTTTGTAGTTTGCTACACAGTTCAGGAAGCATCCACCTGCCAGAACAATGTCCTTTGTAGGTGCCGTACAGATCAGATCCAGCACCCTCTCCTCCCACTCTGCCTGTAGAGACTTGGCAGGTTCAGAATCATATGCACTCTTGCCCATGACCTTACCTGCATCCATGTAGTGCCACCCATAGTGGACACATGCCTCTTCAAATCTCCTACCAAAACCTATGTTGTCAGGAGAGAACATCGTCTTGTGAATGGTGTCCCAGGTGGGAGCAAAGAAGACAGACTCAATCTCTAGTCCATCTGGTGTCTTTGATCCGTTGGAATCAACCACAATGCAGGTGGCACTGGTGAACCCAGAGTTGTAGAAACCACACGCTGCATGCGTCATGTGGTGCTTCTTCCTGTAGTCATACAGTGTGGCACCGGGGAACTTTTTCTTGACAGCAGACAACATCTTGACGTTATCGACCTGCTTGTTACCTCGCTGCCAAAAGGAATCTGCCAGAGCAATGTGCTCTATGCCCTTGGGCAACCTGTCCAGGAGAATCCTGATGTCATAGTCATACTTGACATAGGAAGCACGCTCTGCCTCCAGGTACCAGACAGGTTTACCATCCTCTAAAACACATGCCGAACCATTGTTGGATAGGTTCAACCCTAGGAGCAAATTTTTTGCCCGAGTTTTTTTTCCAGTTTCCGGTAACTCAAAGGTCATTTTCGTACCAGCTTTCCGATCTCTGGGAAGTAAAGGTAAGGTATGTCTGACATGTTGAAGGTAGCGAATGCATCTTGCGGTGTCTCTACCAGAGGTTGACCTGCCAGGTTGAACGAAGTGTTGAACAGCATTGGGATGCTCGTCCTGTCCCAGAATGCACGGATCAGTTTGTAATAGTGCTCGTTCTGTTGCTCAGTAACAGTTTGGATGCGACAAGTCTTGTCGATGTGCAGGACACCTGGGATTAGATGCCAACCAGGTGGACGTGCATCCATGGCATACATCATGAAGGGTGACTCGTCGAGTCCCTGCATGTCAAACCAATCATTCGCATACTCAAGCATGACGCTGGCAGCAAATGGTCTCCACTCCTCACGCTTTTTGATTTTGTTTACTACTTTCTGTGCTTCATGATCACGAGGGTCATAAAGCAAAGAGCGATTGCCAAGGGCACGAGGACCTGCCTCTGACCTACCTTGGAACAGAGCAACTAGTTCTCTACCTGCAATGATCTCTGCTACATCATCGTAAGTTACATCCTCGCCTTTGATTGAGGAGAGATCGTATTCAGGACCGAGATAAAGTGTTCTCATAATGTTCTAAAAGGGCAGAACCAATGGCGAGTCCGCCATCATATGCAAGTGGATCTACATAGAGATTTATGCCACTCTTCAGGAGTTGGTAGTTGGCAATGCAGTTGAGGAAGAATCCTCCTGTCAGTACCACATTCTCCCTGCCGGTCAACTCATACGCCTTCTCCAACATGAATAAGGCATGCTTCTCAGCAGACTTCTGGAGTCGGTATGCTAAGTCTTCAGGGTGGTATTCAATGCCTGTGTAACGAGTAGTGTTACCTTCTGCACTGAGTTCAGTGGAGCACACGCTGTGTCCATTGTGAATCTCGAACAGGTCTTCAGGTGCTGCACCATACGTTGACAGACCCATGGTTTTACCAGCATGTGTCTCATCAAACCCACAGTATCGTGACACCCTGCGGTATGCCTGACCGACGCTGGTCCTGTTGCTGTAGAAGTTTCTACCATCCCAGAAGGAAGAACCTAACTTCTTAGACTCCTCTTCACTCCAGAATGTTGAGTAGTGTTTGAAGACTGACTCGAACTTACCATTGCTTACATCATAGATGCTTTCAGTCTCACAGAACTTCCAGTCCTTGTGTGGATGGAGGGAACCTTTGCCATCCATGACAATGACAGCAGCATTATCGAACCCAGAGTTGTAGTAGGCGTTCGCTGCATGACATTCATGATGCCTGTCACGATAATCCTTGAGAGGAAGTCCCCTTTCCTTGACCAGGTCGATGATTTTGTTTGCCTGCTTGGTTCTAAGCAGGTATTTTTCTAAGTTATATTTGGTGAAGCAGTCACTGATGGTGACCACGTCAATAGAATCATCTAAAAATTGAGTCGCAGCAGTGTAGGCAGACCTGTCCCGCTTGACACGACTCAATCTCTCCTCCTCCACATAAAATTGGACCTCCCCATCCTCAAGGATGGCAAGAGATCCATTGTGTGAAAGATTTATTCCGCAGATTCGACCCATTCCAGTGCCTCACTAACAGCAGGGAATTGTTCGATGAAGATCTCCTTACACTCGTTAGCGATGTCCATGTGCTCCTGCTGTGTACCGTTAGCAGTACGCAGGGCAATATAATGCGCCCATGACCTACATGATCCTGTCATGTACATTTTGGTGGGCGAGCATAAAGGAAGCACATTTCTTGCACACTCCTTTGCCACACCTGCATCCAGCATCTGGTTGTACAGTGCCTGAGCAGAAGAGAACAGCGTTTGCATCTGCAACTCTAGTCTCTGGACAATATATTCATCCAGATCATCAATAGAGTTCTGTCTGTTCTTTGTATCCTGCCGACGCATCTTTGGCAGGGGAATGTTATCCTTTAGGAGCTGAGTATCAGCGTAGCGTTGTGAAAACTCTTGAAATGTGAAGCTCCTATGTCTCAATATTTGAGCTGAAATTGCACGTGTAGTTTGAATCTCTAGTGTCATTGAAGACTGTTCAAATACACTCCAATGATTGTGCTTGATGCAATACTTCAGAAGTCCTGCATACTTTTCGTTTTCTTGGTTTGCAGGGTTGCTTACGCGGGCAATGTATGCCATCGTCTGCTCCGCATCGGGAGTGACGCTAATAAGTTTGACGCTCATGGACCTTCGTAAGTTTCGTCGTAATCAATTTCAACAGGGTCAATCTGATCGAAGCGATACGCTTCTACATCTGAGTAGACCTCTGCTTTGAGGGCACTAAGCAGCATTTCCAAGTCGGAAACGATTAGTTTGAGTTTGTCTCGTTCCATGGTCTTATTATAAAACAGAAAAGGGAAGGTGTCAAACCTTCCCTTACTTATATGAGATTGTTACAACCTCATCACTTGGTGTAGGTCCGTCCGCGATAGCAGAAGTTCCCATGAGCTTCCTCAATGGGTTGCTTGCACTCATACTTCACACCACGGTAAGCAGTGTGAGTGATCTGTGCATCGTGAAGGGCAGCTGCCTTCTCGATCTGGCGGCGGATCATCTTCAGTGTGTTCATGGTAGGTCTCCTAAAAGAATGGGATTTTTGCCCCGTTCCTTCAGTCGTTTGCGTCCCAATTGCACTCAGGCGTTGCTTCCTTTACGGTCGCTACCACCTCAGCTTGAACTGCTGCACTAATGGCATCATGTGTACTGGCACGTCGGATTATGTCCTCAGCGTCAGTGCAAAGCATGCCCGTGTAGAGAAGAAGATCAATCATGGGATGAACGCTCCGTTCCGCGACTTACTTGCGTCCCCGAAGGGATGAACGATTTCATGATGTAGTATTATATAGAAAAGGAAAACTGTATCAACGGATACATCTTTTCTTACCGCAATAGTCTGCACAGATGTGCGGTCTATTACTCCACGATTCTACCAGAGTATGTTGGAAAAAGGGAGTCTGCAACACATCATGTAATGAGTGGTGCTCTAAGGAGATGGATTTGATACCACCCTGCTCCTCAATCAAGGGAATCACGTTGTCCCAGAAGACCTTCTGCATATACTCTGCACCCACTCCCTTGTTCGGGTTGTTGATGTCACGGAAGACCGCAGGTGCATCAGGGTTATTGTCAATATAATATCCAGGGTAGAAGAACCTGAGACGTGACTGGTGGAAGCAGCAGGCGTGCACCACACCCCTACTATCGATCCTCAGTTGCCCAGGACTACCTTTGGTATGACCATAGCGACACACGACCTCTGAGTCCTCTGCTACAGGGTCTGGACGGTACGTTTGGTTGGGATCATCTGCTACCTGCAGGGTGTGCACCTTATCCCTGTAGGAATACGTAAACTTACCGTCTCCACGTCCACTAGCGTCATACATATCATTGACACGAGTGTGTTGGAAGTCTTTGAACTTCCATAGTTTGCTCAATGTTTTACATCTTTGTATCTGATGTTGGTTGTGCTTGAAGACCAGCATCCTCCACACAGCAGGACCACCTGCCTTGATGAATGCTTTAGCACTCTGCATCACCTTCTTATAGTCCACACCCACACGGTATTGCTGCAGGGTATCTTCTAGACCATCAATAGAAAAGATGAGGAAACTATCTTTGTGTGATGCTCCCATGAGAGCACCAAGTCTTCCCCAGAATGCATCGTCACGGGTACCACCATTGGTACTCATCTGGAAGACGATGTTGGGGTTGGACTTCAGGGTGTAGGCATATATCTCAAGCAGATCATCACATAATGTTGGCTCACCAAAAGACCCTTGGAAGTAGATCAACTCTGTCTTCTCAAGGGTCTCTTGTGGGAACCATGTCTTCCACTGTTCAAGTGAAATCTTTGACAGGTTCATTGATGGATCGGGTGCGAGCACCGCAACCTCATCGTTATATGATGTCTTATGTCTGGCACACAGAGGACACTTGGAGTTGCAATGATCTGTTAGATCAATGAGAAACTTCACTTATCACGCCAGTGGATCTCTGGGTATGCTTTCTCTACAACACTACGAGTGATGCGATACTTGCTTTGCAGTTCACCATCCTTGACCAGGGTAACAATCTCTGCCTCATCAGCATGGAGTGACTCCAACAGTTGAATCAGCAGGGTCTCCCGACGCATCTGAGAGATCTTATCGTTGCCGCCACGGATAAAGTTATACAGTGACCGCCACTCATGCACCAGACGGGTGTGTCCATCAGTACCAGCAGGTGATTCGTTCTTCTTGTAAGGAACGTCACCCTCAGGGATGGCAGACTTGATACCCTTATCAAAGTTCCAGATAAGGATTGCCTTTACGTCATCCCGTTTATGAGATTCCAGTAGTTCAACCTTCTTATCCACAGTCTTAGCACCGTGCACTGCTTTGAACAGTTCGGAGACCAGTGGATTGTTAGGAAGTTTTGCCATGATTAGTCGTCAAATTCATCGAGGTAGGGGGTCTCACCTTCAAATCGGAAAGAGATTAGAGTGTCGGCAACTGGGTTACCATTCTCATCGAACATCTCGGGGTGAGAATATTGGGGAGTTACATCGTGGATGTAGGCACGAACTAGATATCCAATCACTAAACCTATTCCAATCGTTTGCAGTAAGATCACTGCACCCATTGCAAGTAAGACAGCAGTTGAATCGAGCGTCATGCTAATTCTCCCTTTCTATATGTAGCGAAAATCTCTTCCCAAATATTTTGAAAAGAGGAATGAGTTTTGGTGCACGCTTCTTCCGATTATACATCAGAAGGGTGCCCTTGTTTATCAGATCATCTCCAAACTTTGAAGATGTTGCAGTGTCTCTTTGCATCCACCAATTGCTTTGTTGTTGATAGAGACTTGTGGGAAGGTAGCACCCTCCTCAAACTCATCGTAGAACTGTTGCCGGGTAAAGTCTTTGTCAAGTTTGTATTCAAGATACTCGATGTCAACTGCCGTAAACAGTTGACGAACTCGGTCACACCATTGACAATTATCTTTGGAATACAGAACTGCTTGCATTTTACCAGCGGTTTTGGTTGAGTTTTACGATGTTGCCTACGACGACGAAGCGGTCAAGACCCTCAGTCATCTTGTCTACGCCATGCATGGCGTAAGAAGGATATAGCATGAGATCCCCACTCTTTTGACACTCAGGATAGAATTTGTTATCTCCTACCTGAAAGTAAAACAGTTTGGTGTCGGGGACATCAACAAAATGCACCCACGAAATCAGTTGACGTGGGTCCTCGTAGTGATTGTGGACATCAATCACTGCTTCGAGGTCAAGTTTATATAGTTGACCCCATATACTACTGTAACTATAGATGGTCTTACCCATAGGAAGACCAATGTCACCGAGAATTTTCTTTAGTTTAGGGACGTAAAGTTGTAGAAGATCCTTGTCAATAAAGTTACCCTCAACAGTCGGTGCTTTATTGTTTGGATTCTTATGGAAACCTGTGTAGTGTTGTCCCCAGTTCTTTCTATTCTCGATTGAATCTTCCCCTCCTTTCAGGAAGAAGGGATCATCATACCTCTGCTTGAGAGTTTGGATCAGTTCCGGCGGGTGCTCCCACTTCTCTGAGTAAAGGATCATTTTCTGGAATAATCAGCGTCACATCAATGTCACCAACAGCAGAGACTATCGACTCAATGGCAGATGCCATGCGCCGATAGCCTGAACCAACATAGATTTGCCCCGCCACCACTGAGACTGTCGCAACGCCCCAGAACCAATAGTAGTATCTTGATTTGACCTGATGTCGTTTGGTCATTACAAAAAGGTAACTAAGATATTATAGGATACCTTGGTTACCCTGTCAATTATCAGTCACCGATAACCTTATCGGCATACTCGTTCAAGGATTCCTTAGAAGGAACCGGATCACCTGAACGCTCAGGGTAGGAACCAGTCTTGGCCTTCTCACGCTCCATATATTCAACGTCAGCTTGGACCATCTTGACAGCAAGTTCTTGCTTACGGTACAGATCCATGCTGATATCATGCTGCTCACGATCGATACGCTTCCAGATACGCTCACGGAAACGCCACATGGGGGACTTGCCGGTGCGATCAACTACCTCGCCGCTTCCGTCAAGTGTAAGGTGTCCCTTCTCGTCAACTCTCAATTCACTCCTAACCTCGGAGGATGAAAGTGAATTACAGCTCTTAGAAACCGACATTTCTATGTTTTTACGACTGTTATACAGAGGTATTTAGTAAAGGTTTTCCTCCTGCTCAGTGACGATGGTCACATCGGAAGTCGGATAGGAGACACAGGTCAGGAGGAAACCTGCTTCAATCTGATCATCATCCAGGAATGATTGATCTTCTTGGTTGACAGTACCAGATTCAATCTTGCCTGCACAACTGGAGCATGCACCTGCACGGCAGGAGTAAGGGAGATCGATGCCTGCCTCATCAGCAGCGTCGAGAATGTATTGATCAGGAGCACACTCGATAGTGTGATCTCCTTCAGAAGTCTTGAGAGTAACAGTGAACATAAGATTTATTGAACGTGAACAGTACCTATCATACCTGCACCTTTATGAGGTGCACACCAATACGTGTAATCTCCAGCATCACTAAAGGTAATTTCAAACTCTTCGCCTGGGAGCATGGCGAGAGATTCGTGTGCAAGATCAGGACGACCTTCCACGATTACATTGTGCGGAGGAAGCATGTTGTTCACAAAGTGAACAGACTCACCGGCATTGATAGTTACTTCGGCGGGATCAAAAACTAAGTTCCCGTTAGCACCCATCTGTACATCAACTGCCCAGGCAGGTAATGCAAGGAATAATGTAGCGAAGAGGGCAAAGATAAATTTCATTTGCTAATCGCAGACACAGTATGTATCTAAGTATTATCCCTTACTAAGTATTGTATCATAAAAAATCTTAGAACCAAAATTTTTGCCGGAGATTTTTTTTCGATTACCTGCCATACATCTTCGACTTTTCTTTTGACCGTGGGTCCATGATGAGATAGCTTTCATCCCCACGCTCAGGCCAATAGTCAACCATCGACCCCTCACGATCAAGGTCCATGGTGATGCAGTGCAGTCCACCATCCCAGAAGTAACGGTGCCTGAAGTTCACGATGTGCCCTGTGATGCCATGCCGTTCAAAGGCATCGAACACTTTCTTATTGTAGTTGTTGCAGATGACATTCTTCTCATCCACCACCAGCATATTGATATCGAAGACCGTCTCTTCAACATAGATCACCCAGTCTTTCAACCAAGTCTCCACAAACTCAGTCAACGCATCGTTGTTTTCCTCTCCAGGAACCCACCAACGTCCTTTGTTCTTCTCTTTGATCTTCAAGAAACCATCCACCTGCTGCCATCCAGCACCAGGAATACGAACAACTTCCCATCCAGGGAATGTATCTTGGAAGAATGTTTCCTGAGCGATAGTAAGTAGCAGTCCTGGTTTGACAGGAGTCAAAGAACCATCACCATGTCCAGGAACCATCAGAGGATGAGTTCTGTACTCAGGGAACAGACGCCTCCACTTCGACATGAATACATCCTTGTTCGCCAAGTTGATGATGTTATTCATAGAGAAGTATAGATCCCTACCACATCGGATGACGGAAGCACTGTTGACGTACTGATTGTATACAACTTCGCCACCCTGTTCCTTGAACCACTTCTCTGCATCTTGGAACTCATTATATTCTTTGTTCACCCGGTGAGGGTTACCAATCGTATTGGTTACAGCACTCAGACACAGGTTCTCCATGTCCTGTGCATCCAATCCTTGCATCAGCACGCCAATACCGTAGGCGGTTTTGTCCCGACGCTTGGAATCAGATTTGTTGTAGTAGAAGTCTCGCAGTTCCTCAATAGGACCCATGTTCGAGACACCCCTAGCGGGTTTCATCATGTCAAGGATGAAGTCTGCAACCAATTCAGAACCAGGTTGCATCCACTCCTTCTTACAGTCTAGGTTGTGAATAGCATTGACCATCTCTCGAAGGTCGATGTTCTTCAGGTAATCACTGTTCGGCATGTACAGTTTCTCACCGATCACTGCAAGGTGATCCCGTGGAACCATTGCTGAAGGATACTTACAATGATAACCCCAGTTATGATCCTTCTCCCAGTCGTCAGAGATATTGCATCGGATAACATTGACGCCCAACTCCGTCAGTTTGTCAGAGAGTTTCTGGAAGTCTTCCTCAGTTTCCTGAGCGATCCTTTCCATCCCAGCACGTGCTTTGGGATCTTTGATGTATGAATAAAACTCGGGGGGATATGATCTACCTACAAGACAAGTCTTCAGTCTGTCCCAAGGTTGGTAAGCGGAGGGCATATCAAAAAAGAAACCTGCCCTATTTAGAGAGCAGGTAGATGAGTCCAGGGATGATAATAAAGAACTGCGGAAGGAAATTCATGACGATTGCACGTTCCTTCCACTTGATTCCTACGTAGGTCCAACCACTAGCGCCCAGCAGTTGAAGGATACTGTTCCAAGGGGTCCACCCCATCACATGAAAAACCATGGCTATGAGGATGATCGTTGCCGATAACCACTTGATTTGTTGAACCATTCCAGTGCCTCATGACCCCACTAACAATAAAAATATTAGTACAAAGAACGCTGAGAAATAGAATAGTCCGTACGCCAGCCACGTAGTTGTCATAGGGTTTCGTTCTGTCATCAGAGAAACTCCCTAGAGAATACTTCCATACTTCCCAGATTTTCACTTGATGAATCCCTCATCTTCAAGATACTGACGAGTCAATGGGGTGGGTTCATAGTCAGTCCACATTGTACCAGCAGCACAGGAAGTCAATGCTTTCTGGGTCATGCCTTCAGTCTTACCTGCCCAGGTTGCTTCCTTCTCCCATGGCCATGCACTCTTGGGATACCCACGCTCAACAATGTCCTGCCACAGTTGGGGAACAGTATCTGTTGGGAGGATGATTGCAATCATGCTGTTCTTGATGGTACCTGCCATACAATCCTGTGCAGCATGCCATCCCTCATGCCTCATCACACTCATGAATGCGCTGGGACGAGTCATGTAATCCCTGTTCAAATAGAAATGATTACTGACTGTGTGATAGACACCACGATGCAGGGGAGGGAAATACTTATCATCAGCAAGATGCACATCAACTCCAATCTTATTGAAGGCATCCATCATCTGATGGAACTCATCCCGTACAACATCCCAGTCCCGATCGGGGTTGAGTTTTGCTACATCATCGATGGAACTGATCTTTTCTACTCCGTCAGTGCATTCCTTCAGGAGCATGCACCCCATGGCATCCATGGTTTTCCATCCCTTAGTAATCTTGCCCTCATGTGCTTCTACTGGAACAGTTGCACCATGTGCTGCTCCCAATAAAAAACCGGCAAGAATATATTTGAACATAAAAATAGGGGGTCTTACGACTCCCCTATCTTAGCATAACTATCTGGATTTTGCCAGACAGTATCCATGCGGCGACGATATGTTCTTATTTATAGTGCGTTGCCTCGTGGAAGAACTTCTTCTGGGAAGATAAAGTTCTCATGTGGTTGGTCAGCAGGTGCCATCCAAGCACGGAGTCCTTCATTCAACAGGATGTTCTTTGTATAGAAGGTTTCAAACTCTGGATCTTCTGCTGCACGGATCTCCTGAGAGACGAAATCGTAAGCACGGAGGTTGAGAGCAAGACCAATGATGCCAATGCTGGATGTCCACAAGCCCATAACAGGAACAAATAGCATGAAGAAATGAAGCCAACGTTTGTTGGAGAAAGCAATCCCAAAGATCTGAGACCAGAAACGATTGGCAGTAACCATTGAATAGGTTTCTTCTTCCTGTGTCGGTTCAAATGCTTTGAACGTGTTCGCTTGTTCACCATCTTCAAAGAGTGTGTTCTCAACTGTTGCACCATGGATAGCGCAGAGCAATGCTCCCCCCAGGATACCTGCAACTCCCATCATGTGGAAGGGATTCAAGGTCCAGTTATGAAATCCTTGCAAGAAAAGTAGGAAGCGGAAGATTGCTGCGACACCGAAGGATGGAGCAAAGAACCAACTGCTCTGGCCCAGAGGATAGATGAGGAAAACAGAAACGAAGACAGCAATGGGACCAGAAAAAGCGATTGCATTGTAAGGACGGATACCGACAAGACGTGCAATCTCAAACTGACGGAGCATGAATCCGATCAGTGCGAAAGCACCGTGGAGGGCAACGAATGCCCAGAGTCCACCGAGTTGACACCAGCGGACGAAGTCTCCCTGTGCTTCAGGACCCCACAGGAGAAGGAGACTGTGACCCATTGCATCAGCAGGTGTGCTGACAGCAGCGGTGAGAAAGTTTGCACCTTCGAGGTAACTGGAAGCGAGTCCGTGGGTATACCAGGAGGTAACAAAGGTGGTGCCAGTAAGCCAACCACCGATTGCCAAGTAGGCAGTAGGGAGGAGGAGAAGTCCAGACCAGCCAACAAAGACAAACCTGTCTCGTTTCAACCAGTCATCAAGGACATCGAACCAACCCCTTTGTTGTTGTTGGAGCGTTGATGCGACCATTTTATTTGCTGTAAGTGTCGTAGTTGAGGCGATCGTCATGTTCTTTCAACCGTTCATAGTCAAACCGATCAAGGATCTGTAGACGTTGTTCGGTAATGGCGATCTTATCCAAACACTGATTGATAATGTGTAAGGATTCCATATCTGCTGCACCAGGGTAGATAGCAGCAACGTGAGCAGGAAGGCGATGATCTAAACGTTGTTCGATCTTTGCATTCTGTTCAGCGATAATATCTCTGCACTGTTGTCTAAGATGTTGCAGAGTATTGCGACGTATATTCATGTCAAAAAAATAGGGGGTCCTAAGACCCCCATATTATAACAGAAAAATAGTATCAACCGATGCTAGGAGCGGTGAGTGCAACAGGAGTTGACTCAGCAGCAGCAAGATCGAGGGGGAAGTTGTGAGCATTACGCTCGTGCATAACTTCCATGCCCAGACCTGCACGGTTCAACACGTCTGCCCAAGTGTTCAGGATGTGACCCTGGTTGTCTTGGATTGACTGGTTGAAGTTGAAACCATTGAGGTTGAAAGCCATAGTGCTAACACCAAGGGCAGTAAACCAAATGCCCACAACGGGCCAAGCAGCAAGGAAGAAATGAAGAGAGCGACTGTTATTGAACGAAGCATATTGGAAAATAAGCCGTCCGAAATAACCGTGCGCCGCCACGATGTTATACGTCTCTTCTTCTTGACCAAACTTGTAGCCATAGTTCTGAGACTCCTGCTCAGTCGTCTCACGAACGAGGGACGACGTGACCAGACTGCCGTGCATAGCAGAGAACAAAGACCCACCAAATACACCGGCAACACCCAGCATATGGAAAGGATGCATAAGGATATTATGTTCAGCCTGAAAGACGAGCATGTAGTTGAACGTACCGGAAATGCCAAGAGGCATGCCGTCTGAAAAACTGCCCTGCCCAAACGGGTAGACAAGGAAAACTGCGGATGCAGCAGCGACCGGAGCGGAGTAAGCAACACAGATCCATGGGCGCATGCCCAGACGATAAGAGAGTTCCCACTCACGTCCCATGTAGCAGAAAACGCCAATCAGGAAGTGGAAGACAACCAGCTGGTAAGGACCACCGTTGTACAACCACTCATCAAGAGAGGCAGCTTCCCAAATGGGATAGAAGTGGAGACCGATTGCATTGGACGAAGGAACAACAGCACCAGAGATGATGTTGTTGCCATAGATGAGAGAACCAGCAACAGGTTCGCGGATGCCATCGATGTCCACGGGGGGAGCAGCGACGAAAGCAACAACGAAACAGATGGTGGCAGCAAGAAGAGTGGGGATCATCAGGACACCGAACCAACCGACATACAGACGGTTGTTGGTGCTGGTGGTCCACTCACAGAAAGACTCCCAGGTCGATTGCCGGGAGCGTGAAAGAGTAGCAGACATTGAAAAAGGGTTATGTAATAGTGCGGGGAACACTGAAAAAATATTCCTCACCTACCCTCCAGGTGAGGTATGAGAGACGTGCTTTAGACACCCTAGAGGTCTCGGTTTGCGGGGTGTTCATTACATTTTGTAACGTGTTATTTAGTATAACGGATAACCCTACTTTTGTAAAGGCAAAGTAGGAGAGATTACGTTACGTTCAACGAACTCAGAGTGATCATGTTTAGCAAAAACAAATGGATGTAGTCCAGTGATCTCTCTAAGTTCAGCAAGGATTTCTCGTCGCTCCTTCCACTGAGTAGGATGTCCTGCTTGTGGATGTCTTTTGCGACGATACTTTTTACCCTGCTGTCCAAACAATATACCACAACTTCCTGCTCTGTGCAAATACTTTCCTCTCTTATCTCTCCATACTTCATGCCACCCATCTTCAATGAATGTCATCTTCTTATTGGTGAACTGCTTAGCAGCATCGAAAGAGATCTGGTCACGGTTGGGACCAATCAATGCATACTTCCACCAGAGATCACCGAACTCTTCATAGTTCTCTAGACGACGCCAGATAGATCCCAGCACAGGACTGCTGTACTTCTTGAAGTCATACCCCATCCACTTCAGGACCCGAGTGATCTGTAGTTGCTGCTCCTTGGTGTTCATGGAAGACATGAACCCCTCCAGGATCTCGTCATAGTATGAGTAGCGATTCACATGACGGATGACTGTGAAGGAATCCTCTTCAAAGTATCTCTTACTGTTCTCCACATACTCTTTGTTCATGATGTAGCAACCATCAATCCAAACGACCTCCTCACCCTCATCAAAAACCTTATGAGGATTGATCTTGACGTAGGAGGAACGGATACGAGGACAGGTATGGACACAGGGGATGGGTCGGAACTCCCATGGTCCTTTCCTCTCAACAGTATCGTCCGTGAACATCACATACTTGACATCCGGATCGTAGTAATTCTCATCAGGGATCTCATCATATCCATTAGTGATACAAGAGTAGATAATCATCGGTTCAATACGTTCGCCTCAATCATTGACTGGAAGTTGTGCTTGTAATACAACTTGGGAATCAAGCGAGTGCACCTACGGATCTCCTTGAGCATCTCATCTTCACGCTTGTACTGCTCCAGGTCTCCTGCCTGTGGGTGCTTGCCCAGACGGTTCTTCTTACCTGTGCGGTGATCAAAATCAATACCAACCTCAGGCCAGTAGTTCTGTGCTGGGTGTTTGATTGTCTTCCACGGGATTCCAGTCAGTTGCCGTGCAGTATCAAAGGAGATCTGGTCACGGTTGGGACCAATCAAAGAATACTTCCACCAGATATCGTGGAACTCATACATCTCAGGGATGATGTGTCTCCAGATTGATGCCAGTACAGGACTACAGTATGCCCTGAAGTCATAGTCCAACTCCATCAACGCCTCCATGATCTCCACCATCTGCTCCTTGGTGTTGAAGGAAGACACATAACCTTCCATCACCTCCTCAACAAAGTTGAAGCGGCAGGGATGGATCATGTGGGTCAACTTAGACCGTGACAGGATGCTCTTAGAGGTGTCAACAAACTCCTTGGTGATGGTGTAGCACCCATCAATCCATACAGTTTCCTGACCTGCCTCAAAGTAATGGTGAGGACAGATCTTGGGGTGAGCAGACCGTCTCCGAGGACACTCGTGCTCTACCTTGATGGGGTAGGACTCCCACTGCTCAGGAACTTCTACTGTCCCGTCAGTGAAGGCAACGTACCTGACATCCGGATCGTAATAATGTTCATCAGAGAACTTATCGTATCCGTTGGTGACGCAAGTGTAGATAATCATGTTGGATGTGGGAAGAAGAAAGGATCGTCGAAGTGTGACCTGATAGTTCGATTGGGTCTTCGCATGACACCAGTCTTTCTATTCGTATACCACAGGAGACTATGGTATGGGTTCAAAACGTTCAATTTTTTATACTTATAATCGAAATCAGATGACATATCTCCGAACAACCAGACAGGTTCATCACCCTCAGTAACGACAGCACAGCGATAGTTCCTTGAGTTCTTTTCGAGACCAGTCACCTTACACAGGATGTCTACTGCCCACTCAGGGTTGACATGATACTTAGCACCATACTTACCACCCTTGTTCGCCCACCACTCGCCACCATGGCTGGCATCTGACCAGACATCAATCAGATCTCTAGCAGGAACAGTGTTGTACTTCACCTCACCCATCTGCAATGCCACTGCAAAGGACAGTTGATCTCTCCTACCTCCCTTGAGGTACCAGTCCCACCAGAGTTGATCGAAGTCAGTCTTGCCCCTCCTCCAGAGGATCGTACACAGTGGTGACAGATAGTCTTTGAAGTTATACCCTGCCTCAGCAGCAGCAACCGTGAACTTATACACATCATCGAAGGGAACCAGTCCCCTACAAATGTATTCAGCACACTCTTCAAGGTACCTATGACAGTGTGGATGCTCTATTACAGTAAAACTATCCTGCGAAAGTATGAATTCAGATACTTCACAAAACTTATTGTTTAGTGTATGAAGTTTACTCGCATCGATATACACATTCGGTTCGTCGAATGGGCATAGCATCTTGACTATACGTGACATACGTACAGGATCAGATGAGAACCCAGGGATGTACTCCAGTTCCCATCCTTCCTGCTCCTCTACACTTCCATCATGGAAACAAACACACCTACAATCAAGATCTAATTGTGGTAACTGAAAGTATCCGTTGGTGATGGATGTGTAGAGGATCATATGATGCCGTAGTGTTTCATGTAGAACTCATGAAACTTGTACTTGATATACAGGAGTGGTTTTAGTTTGGTGATCTTCTCTAGATCCTTTATGAACTGATCGACCTTGGTGTACTGAGTCTTTTCCCCATACTGAGGATGCTTCTTGACCCTACCAACCTTGTGCTGGAACCCCATCTTGATGCCAGAGTCAGACCTGTTCTCATAGTACAGAGGTTTGGTACCGGTCAATTGAACGGCAGCATCAAAAGGAATAGCATCCCTGTTGATACCTTTCTTACTCCAATTATACCACTCTTTGTTGAACTTGATCGTGTCATCATACAGATACCTCCATACGATTGAGCACTGAGGACTGGAATACTTGTTGAACTTATAGTTTGTGTTGCTCAATGCCTCAGTGATCTCTACTCCTCCCTCATAGGGGAAGAAAGCACACGTAAATCCTTCCAGCAACTCGTCGTAGTAGGAGAACTTGCTGATGTTTCTGAGTGTGGTGAAGGGGAAGGAGTACAGACTCTTCTCAACAAACTCTCTGGTATGTACGAAGCATCCATCTACCCACACTGTGTAGGTTCCTTTGTCAAAGAACTCATGAGGATTACACTTCGGATAGAACGCCAGGTCTCTTGGGCATTCGATATCCAGATCTAGTTTGATGTACTCCCATGGTCCCTCGGTGGTATCAATGGTTCCATCATGGAAGCACACATACCTGATGTCAGGGTCGTAGTAGTTGGTGCTAGGAATTTTGTCATGCCCGTTAGTGATGCACGTGTAGATAACAACCTGTTCCTTACGTACACGTACACCTTCTTGGTACGGATAGGTATTGAATGACAGTCCCAACTTGCCACCGATACCGTAGTACCTCATGTAAAACTCATGGAGTTTGTACTTGGAGTGCAGTTTTGCCTCAAGTCCAGTGACTCGATCAATGTCTTTGAGAAACTGATCTACCTTTTTGTACTGCTCCAGGTCACCCAGTTGCTCATGCTTCTTGAGTCTGCCCTTCTTGTTCTTGAATCCAAATTTGATGCCACAATCATCCCGGTTGTCATAGAACCGTGGGGTTACACCTGTGAACTGCATAGCAGCATCAAAAGGAATCGTGTCCCGGTTGATGTACTTGCCCTGCTCATACCATTCCTCATTGAACTTGATCACCTCAGGTGTCAACTGTCTCCAGACAGCAGAGCACTGTGGACTGGAGTAGTTCAGGAAACTGTAATTCTTATCTGCTAGAGACTGGGTGTAACAGACTGCTGTGCTGTACTTGTAGAAGGCACAGGTAAATCCTTCCAGCAACTCATCGTAGTAAGAGAACTCTCCTCCATGACGTAGGACAGAGAAGGGGAAACACCCACGGGATCTGTCTATGAAGTCAAAGGTATGATCGAAGCACCCATCAATCCATACTGTGTATGCGTTGGGTGGAAAGAAGTCTTGTGGATTTGACTTGACATAGAACGCCAACTCTCTCGGGTTATCAATCCCAAGGTTCGAGACATCAATGTACTTCCACTCACCATTCTTCAGGGTGTCAGGGATACTGATCCCATTGTGGAAGATCCAGTAGTTTACTTTGTTGTGGAAGTAATTATTTTGAGGGATGTCATGCTGATTGGTTATGCATGTATAGACGTGCAACTTACTATGATCTATCGGTTCCCCAAACTCATGGGGCAGAGTAGGCACTGCTGCCTTCATTTTGGCAGCAGAAATATCAGTATCCCAGATCTTTACTAATTTCTTTTGGAAGTCAGTGATCTGTTTGTTGTTTGGTCGATCAATATTATAAGAATCCTCGTACTTCTTGACCCGATTGGTGTTGTCAAGACTGACCTGCATCGGTACACGCAGTGCTACCACTCCTGTTTCGTGCTCAGCAATTGCACTAGCAATCTGATCACGGTTGACACCTCTTCTATACCATTTTGCCCATGATCGATTCCACCTTCTGTTCTCCTCAAAGTTATGTCTCCATACAACACAGTTGATGGTCTGCTTATAGTCCTTCTTGGGGTATGGGTTTTCCTCAGCGAGCATCTTCTGAGACATCTTAGTGATGTCTACGCTGTTGGAGAACCCATCGGCATATAGTTTGTTGAATTCTTCTAGCAGAGTCCTCGGTTCAGGATGCTCTTGCAGTACAACAAAACCATGTGGATGTTGAAAGATTTTCTTGCTGTAATCAACAAGATTTTTGTCAATATTATATGCAGCGTCTACCCATACAAGTTTTGCATCAGGGTCTCTGAAGTAAATGTGAGGTTGATGCTTGATAACATAAGACTTCCTGACAGGGCAGTCAGGAAGTTTATGATGGAGAGTAGGGATCAGTGAATCTATATGTACATACTCCCACGGACCTTTGGTTGTAGGGATGCTTCCATCATGGAACAGAACATACCTACAACCTTCCTCAACATATGCGTCAGGAACTGAGTCGTATCCGTTGGTGATGCACGTATAAAAAATCAATTTAGTTTGTCAATAGGGTTTGATTTACCCATTGCTTCACTGACGGTGCGGTTGGTGACGTTACCAGGTTCACGGAGGAACCACCCAGTGGCAATGTACTTAGATTTATCGCCCGTCAAGAAGGCACCACGGTGCATGTGGGTGTACGTAGCAGGCCAAAGAACAATGGTTCCCTTCTTAGGATGGAACGTGGTTGCCTGATGGTAGAAGTCAGTGCCACCACCATTCTCAGGGGGGATGTCATTCAGATAGATCATCCAGGTCAGCACACGGTCTCGGTAGAGGAAGTTCCCATTCTCACAGTGCCATACGTGATACCCACCGCCTGGATCTGTGCGCTGAAGCTTACAAGTCCAAGATGAAATTGGATCACACGAGTCAACAAGACCTTTATATTTCTGAACATACAATTCAAATGCTTGACCGATTGCCTGGTTGACCTGGGCGGTCATCGTCGTGTCACATACTTCGAGATAAAGTTGGTGATCTTTCCGACCCATGCCACCCTTAGGGAATTGAGACTCCCCATCATTGAAGTGGTCGATGGTAAAATCATTTTTGGCGATGGAAGTGATGGTGTGCTCGGAGGACTCTCCTACAAAATGCTTTTTGTTGTACCAGTATTCAAAGACTTCACACAAAGAGTCACAGAACTCCCACTTGACGAAGTTCTCAAACACACCGATGTGATCATAGAAAACTGGTTCAGTGAAGTCAGGTTGCTTGATGATCTCTTCTGTCATTGTTTTTGTGCTTGTTCCATGTACACAGATGGTGGTATTCTACCACAATATTCATCTAGTTCCATAATCTGATCGATGGTGTGCTCTCTTGCATCCCTCTCCCAGAACTGTGCCAGTGCTTCGTTACTACCCTTATGGAAGATGTCAATATGTTCTTCATGAATTGAAGAACCCATGTCCAATCTGTAATTGAATAAGGGAGTGGAGTAAGACTTACCACTGTCAAGAATCAAATCCTCTGACACTGCACGAGGTCTGATGTTCTGATCCAGTTTCCACTGGTTGCCACGGAGGTGACACCGGAGGACCTTGGTTGCATGGTGCCTGCTGATCAAGTAACCAGCAGCAGAGAAGTCATTGATGAACCTCTGGTGCAACTTGAGAGTGATCCCATTGGGATTGATGATGGTCAGTTGCAGGCAGTCCCAGTTGATGGGGAGTCGCTTCCTGACATCCTTCCAAGTGAAGGTCCAGTGCTTGACAGTGGAGAGATCGATGTCGTCTTCCATGATGAAGACTTCATCCAGGTCAGTCTCTTCGACAAAGTAACGTAGAGCATTGAGGTGAGACATTACACATGCAATCTCACCCTTGTTCATATTATGAGGAACAGATCCTTTCAGATGCTCCTCATATTCATCACCGTCAACACCGCTGATGCGGTGGTGGTCAGTGAGTCCCCAGAAGTCCAGTTGTTCTTCCATGTATGCCCGACGTTTGGGCACACGGTCTAGGTTGATCCAAAGAACTTTAGGAAACCCCTTCAGTTTGTCGATGGACTTGTTCCTGTCAGTCATTCATACCCCGGCGCTTGCCGTTGAGAACACCACGATACTTCAGGTAAGGAGGGTTCTTGTAGTATTCTTCAAACTTTGTCTTACCAAAGTTACGAAGTTCTTCCCACAGAGAACGGTTCTCTTCGATGTGGGGGTTGTTGAACCAGGAGTTAGGGGTACGACGGTGCTCCATGTGGTACACCAGGTCATTCAGACGCAGCACCTGGGAGCAGGTGTTGAAACGAATGTACCGTTCGTCATCTTCATACCCGTAGGCAATGAACCCTTCGTTCTCACCACCCAGTCGGAGGTATTCTTTGGTGTCAAAGAACTGCACGAAACCAAACTTGGCGTCATACAGAGTTGCATGCGACTGGAATGCGTTGAAGTTGAAGTTGCTGTTGATGAACCGAGTGCAGTCCTCATCAGTCACTCGCAGTTGATACTGGTAGTCGCCATACCCATAGGGGTAGACACACTTCACAGGTTCAGGAGTTGCATTCGGTTCGTTCGGGGGAATCCAACCATAGAGAATGGCGTTCTGTGCCAGGATGTAGTTGTTCATCGGCAACAGAACATCGCAGTCATAGTTACAGACCACAGGAGTCTGAACCAGCATCAGCATGTCGTTGATCAGACGAGTGCGGTGGAAGACTTCTTCCTCACTCTCCTCAAAGATGTGATGAATCTTCGTCATCTTCTCAGGAGTCAATGCCTGATCAAGCATCGGCACCACAGACTTCAGGAAGATAGACTCAACGTCTTGCTCCTTGATGATGATCTGTGTGTCAAAGTTACGCAGCAGATAGATCAGTGTCGTCGTGATGTTACGCATCCGATCAACACTTTCAATCCGCAGGGGGATGATGAAAGTAGTTTGAGTCAGGTCCCAGGAATTTACCGGCTGGATCTGAAGATCCTCGTACATCCCGAGGTCTTGGATCTCAACACCTTCCTGTTGAATAGTATCAGACATCGATAGATTCCCAGTTAGGGCAATAAAGGTCAGAAGTGTTATGGTCTTTGGTATACCCCGTGCCGAACCAACGGTTAGGAGCAATGATTTTCTTGTCTGGGTTTGTACTCAGCCAAGAACCCCACCAAGAGAATGATGAGTTAGCAATGATGAAGTCGTGGCAAAGACTCATCATGCAGAGGTCGGCAACATTGTCACCACCCTCAGAGATCAAGAAACGATCGTCTTCAAACTGTTCGTTACACCAAGCAGGATCGTCAGAGAAAACAACGACAGTCCTGTCACTATCAAAGTGCGAGAGTGCACGATCATAATAATCTTTAGAACACGGAGGGTGGTTATCGCAGTTAGTTATGTAGTCACCTCTCCGAACATGTAGAGCAATTGGTCGGTCAACCGAACCAATCATCTCCTGACAAGGTTCTTTGATGTTGTTCTTGAACTCAAAGTCCTCACGGATCTCTGATTCAATATGCTTGAACCACTTCTCACTCTGCAGATACCCGTAGACATTATGTCCATCGGGCATCCTGTCGAACAGGTTCTGATCAAAGTGGAAGTGCTCCTCCTGTACGTAGGGACCAGGACATACTGCGATGTTAGTCAGACCAGGAAGTTTGAATGCTTCAAACAGTTGGTGGTCCATCCACTGGTCTTGGAAGTCACTAGGAGGAATACAGAACTCATACCCATGCTTAGCAGCAATGCCACGCAGTCCTGCATACTGGAACATCTGGTTACCCAGACGACCATGACGACCAAGGTGATTGAATCCAATCATTTATGCTTCTCCTTCAAGTATTCAATCTCCTTAGGTAAAAGGTCTTCAAACTTTCGTTGTGTTTGATGGGGGTGTTCCCTGTTAGAAATGTGGTAGTGAGTAAGAACTTTTGGATCACCATAGTTCTTATACAACCGATAGTACATGTCACAGTCCATCAGCATGGTGAGTTCTTCATCAAAGTATTCCTTGCACCCATTACGGAGAGCAAGAATAGATGGAGAACTGAGGGTGTTGACACCCTCTAGCAACCGATTGTTATAGACTGGAATCTTAGGGTTGTAATGAGTCTTACCATCATCTAGGGTATGAGCAAATCCAGTCACTGCCCACTCCACTCCTTCGGTAAAAGCAGCGTCAAGTTCAGCGGTTAGATTCTTAGTAAGAATCATATCATCACTGAAGATAATTTTCAAGATCTCACCATCTGCTAAACGCAAAGCGTTATTAGTATTAGCAGAGATGTTACCCACCTTACTTGGATTGCGAACGTAGTTGATCTCAAAAAGATCATCGTACTCTTCACATGCTTGTAGAACTTTGTTTGATGTGCCATGGTCTGACACCCAAACGTTGAAGTTCATTTCCGTCTGCAATGACAAGCTATGGAAGATGTCAAACAGATACTGCTGACACCTTGGGTTCTTATCATGCGTCGGAATGCAAAAACTTACCCTCATTTCCCGACAAATTCCTTGATTTTTCTAGTGAGTCTAGGGACTACGTCATTTTCACTATGGAATTGCTTGGCAATCTCATAGTTTTCTTCGATGGCACTCTGTCTCCAGTCGTACTTGTCTGCATCAAGATGTTTCATGATGCATTCAAGTTCTTCTAGGTCATGGAATACAATCACTCCATCCATGTTGAACCAGTCACCGAGGTTAGGACAACCGTAGTAAATGGGTACCGTTTTTGACGCAAAGCAATCAATAATCTTTTCAGTAAAGTAATTCTGCTGACGAGAATTCTCTACTGTGATATGGAACTTGGCAGTCTCAAAGAAATCGTTCCTCCTATCATGGAAAGGAGGTGACTTATGTGCATAGTATTGCAAACCATTGGAAACGTCAACTTTTTTGAGCATCTCAAAAATTTCGAGACGCATCTTGTGACCAACAGTTTGACTCTTATTGCTGGTAACAAAGGAGATGTTGTTCCCCTTGTCCAGAATAAGGTCAGAGAAGTTCAACCAACTGGATCCCCACTCAAACAATTCTGCTTGAGGGTATTGGTCGATGATCTTCTGAGTGAACGTGTAGATCTTATCGAAGTGATAAGCACCACGAAGTGCTCCCTCAGTGACCGTAGGAAGGATTGAGTATGGTTCCGCTAGGAACAGAATCTTTACGTCTGCCTGCGGATCATAATCAAGGTTATCAATAGAGATGCTGACAGACTTACCACCAAGGTCAAGATGCTTGTCTTGCCAGGGGTTCCACCACAGAGGATAGTATTTTACTGTCATCGTATCTCTTGAAAATGATAATGAAAACCGAAGGTCTCAATTCCTTCGTGCTCTGGGCACTCTACTTCTTTAGAGAACCTAGCGGCAACTTCCACTGGAGCAAAGACGCATCCCTGCTCCTCAAAAAGATGCCGGTTGTGGACGCATATGTTTCCGTCCTCATTATATAGTCCGGCATTCATATGTTTGTAGAAGGTGCCTTCGTTCACCTCCCAAGGAATCACGACACGGCTGGGGACTTCCAGTAGTTTTCTTGAACGTAAGGAAAACCCTCCATTGCCCACTCGTTGGTTCTTACCCCAGGGATCGAGGAAGGCACCTGGGTCATCTCTCCACGGGGCACCGATGTAGTCGTATTGTAACCACGCATCATCCCAAAGCCAAGGTCGAATAACAAAACCGTCAGGATGGATAAGGAGGCAATGCGAGGTCCGAATATGATTGAGAAGATTATATATGCAATAAAAATTGAAATCATTGATACTCTGGATTGGATAGGTTTCCTCATACTGTGCTTGATCACACAGACCATCGGGTTTTCCTTTGCTACCAAGAAACTTGACAGCACCCCATTCAATTGCTTCGCATGATTTATTTACCGCATACACGGCGTCAGGAATGTCAACGTCTGCCAACATGAGCAGAGTTACATCAGGAATCTTTCGCACGTTTCACTGCTCGGTTGAACACTGAGTATAAGTCTAGCAGATTGATGTCAATATTTCTAGCTTTGTCACACAGGTCTTGTGCATTAGACAACATCGTTTTATTGATCTTGCCGAAGTCATCTACCCACAGGACAGGATAATCTTTATAAAGTTCTTCCAGATACTCATCCCTCACCATGATAGGGACACGTTTGAGGTACAACACCTCCCAGTTCCTATGGCAATCGACTGCATTACCTTGAGGACAGATCATAAACTTATGATCCTGAATGTCCCTCACATAGGTCTCGTAGTTTACTCGGTCTCTGACGGTGGCGTACGATCTTTCACTAAAGATTGAACGGATGTTACCACGTTCACTGAGGTTAGTGTGCTCTGCATGATTGATGTACAGAAGCTTTCTAGGTTTTGGGTCAGTCTGCATAGCGTTGAGTAGAACGCTTTGCCTGTCGTCGTTCGCATGTAACTTCCTCCCCACCCCATAAGGGAACGGGTGAAGTTTGCCACCGAAACCCAGGGCATTGGCAGCAAAGACACCCAAGACATTGTCTGGAATATCTATGTCTTCATTGACTGGAGTGTCTTCATTATTACAGAAGACTACAAACTTCTTATCTGGATAAGAAGCACAGAGTTTCATCAGGTCATTGCGTTTCTGCAGACCGTTGATCCAGATCTGATCCTGTTTATTATTACACTTGATTGGTCTATGGTATAGACGTATGTTATCAATGAAAAGTTTGATGACCTCTTTATCACACAGGAAATCTGTGTTGGAAGGGTTGGCATCATGCATGAATGCCCCATGAACCCCACCAACCATGCCTGCCTGGTCACCGAAACTGTAGTCACATAGATTGGCGACTGCAGGACCAGAGATTAGTTTCATACCTTGACGAATTTCTTGAGTTTACGGTTCTTCTGAGACCTAACGTATGCAGGGAAGGTGTCGTCAATCTCTACGACAGTTGGTTGGTAGAGATAAGTACGTCCATAGGGGTCAAGGTTGTGCTTGATCCGGTCCTCCATACTGGAACGGAACTCCTCAGTGTTGTTTTCCTGGTGCTCATAGGCATCCATCTTCTGCCGCACAGTGTCAGCATCACCAAAGAAACTCCAGTGCCATGAGGCGTCTGCCAGTTTGTATGCATCTTGGTGTGACTGACGGAGTTTGTCAACACTCATTGTCTTCAGTGTCTTGAAGTCACACACTCGTGTGCCCATCCACTGGTCCTCACACTTGACGTTGAGGTAGTAGTAATACAGTGGACCAGTCAAGACGTAGTGGTTAGCAGGATCAAACCACTCATCAATACACTTCAGTGCTTCGGGGTTAGCAATCTCATCTGCATCACTCGTAAGGATGATGTCACTATCCTTTGCCTTGCCTAGCAGAGCATAGATTGCACTGTCCTTATGGAAGCATGCACGTTGGTATGGCAGTGGTAGTTTATAGATATCATCTTCCATCATGCTCCGGTGGTACGGAACATTCTCCCAAAAGTTCTCTAGCGTTTCGTTGTCATCAATCGTCTCATGATAGATGATCTTGTCTTCCCACTTCTTGAACCGCTTACGGTTCTCTGCGAAGTACATCGGTTTGGGTTTACCGGTGAATGTGATGTTGGATTCATTGATAACAAAGTAATCTACTACGTTACCAAGGATGTTCATCCGCAGTTCAAGAAGATCAAGTTCATTGTAGAACGTGAACACATCATAGATTGCCATAATTTATGTTCAAAGAGAAGCGTACGTTAGTGGAAGGAGAAGAACTTGAGTGGAGTGTTCTGCCATCAAACACAATTATTTTACCACGTTCAGGTTCTTCTGTATGTATTACCTCACCAGATTGATTGAAGAAATAGGTATCTCCATCTGAGTGATTGGGATAGTAGAGTGCTACCAGGTGAGGACGATCGTCATCGACGTGAGCATTGTGGGGGACACCCACAGCGTCAGGTCTAGGGTATTGCAGGGTCATGTGTGCCCTGAACATCTTCTTGTCTGGTAGGTTGATTGCCTTACCAATCTCATCCCACGGGAACTTATAAAAAAAGTCAGACGTTGTGCCCTTGACGTGCAACAACGTATGACTGAAGTAAGGATTCATTTCTTTTCTCATGGGATGGTCTACGTTGCCGTAGGCACAGTCCTTGAAAAAATAGTAGGGCATCTCATAGCACAGGTTCTCAATCAGTTTCTGATGAGTAACCTTGAGTCTATACCTCGTAACTAAACAAGAAGTCTCGTTGTTCATCGGTGTTTGCCCACTCTCCGGTCTTGATGTAGTCCATTAGGACCATCATGTTGATGACAACATCAGTATTATACAGCATCTTATAGTTCAGATGCTCACCAATACACACATCGGTACAGTAAAGATCAGTAATTTTGTTACTGCAAAGTGCAGCAGCAATACCAAACGTCCCTACTCCAGATGTAGCAACATGTTTTGCTGCCATTAGGGTAGCAAAGTCCTCTGCCACGCTCTTAGATTGTACTGTAACCTTTGGATGCCATTTGAGTTCTTCAACGATCGGATTGTGGCAGTCAGGTTCAGTGACGACAATCGCCTTATCAAACTCCTCAAGTAGTGTACTGTAAAAACAGTAAGGATTAGGGACATACTGACCAGGGTTATCAACCCTTTTGTCAAATACATCTCCACTACGAATGTGAATGACAAGGCAATCAGGATCGACATCCACATGCGGGAGCACAAGACGGGGTCCGATATGCTCCTTACAGAACGCTCGCATCTCCGTATATACTTTCGCAATATCAATCGGGACTTCCCGGAATGGTCCGTCATAATAAAAGAACTTGCTGTATCCTGATCGTGGTACGTCACCAAACTTCTGAGTGAAGGTAGGAATGATCTCGTGCTCTAGGGGTTGGATGAACTCGGTGCTGTATGCCTGAGCACACATCATCCCAATAGCACATTGTTGGATGTTGTTACCGAGTCTGCCGTACCAATGAGATAGTTTCATACAAAAATGTTTCTTGCCTCTTTGTCAACACACTCGAAGGGTTTCCATACTGACTCCTTCACTACAGCAGGATCAACCCACCAATCCTCATAAGGATTACCACCATTGCAGACGCTGGCACACACCAGTTGATATCCAAGACCTTCCAGGAACTGACGTGAGTGGTCACGGATGGTGTCTCCATCCTTGTATGAGTCATGCTCAAAGGTGATGACACTGGCACGGAACTCATCGTGGGGGAATGCTTTGAGTGCCTTGAATGTCACCTCAGGAGGTTCACAGTCAACAGAGAAGTAGTCAACACGACCCTGCCACTTCTCTTTAGCAATTGCCTCAGAGTAATCAAACGTAGTGGCGTCTGCTTCATAGCAGTGGTTCTGTCGTGCCATGTCTCCGTTGAAGACCTCACACATTGATCGCTCAATCTCTACCGAGAACCCACGCCAACCAAACACAGTCTCCAGAAGGAAGGTATTGCTCATGGTCTGGGGGTGGTTGGCACCCACCTCCACATACTTACCATTCTTCTTTCCTTTCAGCATGGTCAGGACAAACAGATCCTGGTATGCCTGGGAGAAGTTTTCAAAGACTTTGGTGTGTCCAGAGAAAGGACTCTTCAGGGAGTCTCGTTCATAGTTATAGGTAGTGTTCATGCGCCCTCAAGGTTCTTGCCGATTTGTTGGATGATCCAATTGTAAGTTCGAGAGATCCCCTCTTCAAGGGTTTGTGAATAATCCCAACCTAATTTCTCTCGGATTAGATCGTTATTGGAGTTACGTCCTCGGACACCTGTGTGGGGAACGTCAACGTGAATCTTCTGCACGTCCTTACGTGCAACCTTTGCTGCAACCTCAACCAGTTGGTTGATGGTGACCATCTCCTCGGAACCAATGTTGACTGGACCCATGAAGTCGGAGTCCATCAACCGTCGAGTCGCTTCAATGCATTCGTCAATGAACAGGAAGGAACGAGTCTGTAAGCCATCTCCCCACACCTCGATTGCTCCACCCTGGAGCGGGAGGTAAGCGACCTTACGGCAGATTGCAGCTGGTGCCTTCTCTCTTCCACCGTCCCAGGTCCCTTCAGGACCAAAGATGTTGTGGTAACGAGCAACACGAACAGGAATGCCGTAGTTCCTGTTGTAAGCAAAGTAGAGACGTTCAGAGAAAAGTTTCTCCCACCCGTACTCTGAGTCTGGTGCTGCTGGGTACGCTGATTCTTCACGACAGTCAGGGTTATCAGGATCGAGCTGGTTATGCTCGGGGTACATACAAGCAGAAGAACTGTAGAAGATCTTCGTAGGTTGTTCTTTCTTAGGACGGTTGCACTCAGTCCACTCCTTCAGGCGACCATCAAAGGTCTCATTGAATTTGTGGACTGCTTCCAGCAGGTTCAGGTTGATGCTGGCAGAGTTGTGCATGATGTCAGCGTCATGCTCACCAGTAAAGATGTAACCAGCACCACCCATGTCGGCAGCAAACTGATAGATCTCATCGAAGGTATCGATGTACTGGTAGGGAACAGTCTCGTAGAAGTTACCCTGCTCTCCCTTGTACTGAATTACACGTTCGACAAAAGAGTAATCCCGAAGATCACCACGGATGAATTCATCCGCTGCTGATTCAGAGAAGTCAGGGATCTTGATGTCTACACCGCGAACCCAATACCCCTCGGACTTGAGTCGCTTGACCATATGACTACCGATGAAACCACCGGCACCCAGAACCAACGCTCGCTTTTGTCTATCCATTAGTAATTTTCTTTGACGTAATTAGAAACAACCTCACCTATGTATTCTAACATAGGTTCAGTAATAACCGGACTACACCCAACAAAGAATACATTGTCTAAGACTTTGCATGCGTTGGGGTAGTTAGATGCAGGTTCAATGTGCCTATATGCAGGGTGCATAAGGATATTTCCTGCAAAATAATTTCTAGTTTGGACCTTATGGTCCTCTAAATATTTTACAAGACGGTGTTTGTGATCATCACACACGATGGGAACACCGAACCAGCTTGTCTCTGCATGCTCTTTCTCTTCAATAACCCGAGCACCAGGAATTTGACTGAAGATCTCGTGAAGTCGAGCTTTGTTGCTACGACGGATGCGATGTATCTCGTCTTGCTTAGTCAGTTGTACCAACCCGATAGACCCCTGCAGATCGGCAGGCTTGAGGTTGTATCCCTGAACGCCAAAGACATACTTATGATCGACATCTTGGTCGTACCCTTCCAACCATCGATCGAAACGGACACCACAGACACCGTTGGCCAGTTTGTTCTGGGCTCCTACACAATAACAACCTCGCCCCCACCAGGCAAAAGACCTGGCGATCTGAACAATCTCCTCAATGTTAGAGGAAACCATCCCGCCTTCAATCGTGCTGATATGGTGCGCTGGATAGAAAGAACAAGACGCTGCGACGGCATGTTTGGTAAGCAACTCTCCTCGCCACTTGGAACCGAGCGAGTCACAGTTGTCAGCGATATACCTCAGGTTATTCCTATTGACAATCTCGATGAACTTATCGAAGTCATAGGGATTTCCCAGAACAGGAGACGAAAAAAGCGCCACGGTCCTGGGACTGATCTTATCTTCTAGTTGATCAAGATCCCAGTTGAGATCGTCGTAGTTGATGTCAACGAAGACTGGTTTCAGTCCGTTCTGAATGATGGGATTGATAGTGGTAGGGAAACCACAGGTGCAGACGATGATCTCATCACCATCATGCCAATCAAAATACTTCTTGAGTGCAGCGATCATCACCAGGTTGGCGGATGATCCACTGTTCACCATCACAGAGTGGTCAAAACCAAACTGCTTAGAGAAGGCACGCTCGAACTTGTTTACTTCTTCACCTGCAGGCAACCACTTGCCTTGCAGCATGGTGGTGATAGCAGCAACAGGTTCTTGTTTGTCCCAGTAAGGACCAGAGTAGTAGACGTTGTCACCTTTCTTCCACCCCTTGTTTGCCATGAAGGGGAACAGATTCTCTCCATCTGCCTCAAGAAAGGAGACGAAATCTTCGACTTTATTTTTCAAAGACATAGTGACTCTACGATCTCAACATAATCCATGCTTGGTTTGAATCCTAACTTCTGTAGTTTAGTAGTGTCAAGATAGAAGTCCTGTGTCTGGACATCCTTATGAAACTTGGGAGGATCAATCGTATCTATGTTAGAAAGACTACCCAAGACAGGCACTGCTGCGTCAACGATATCAGCAATAGACGTGGGTCTACCTGACCCAATGTTGTATGTGGTATTCAGATCACCATCATCAATCACAGTTTTGATTGCACGACACACGTCATCAACGTGCATCACATCACGACGATGACTGCCACCGTCATACAGAGCAATTGGTTTGTGCTCCCTCAGTTGATTGATCATCCACATGATCGCATTCTTCTGACGGGATGCCTTGGGATCATGACCCATGACATTACAGAGACGAAGGATGCGGTACTTCATCTGATACACATCACAGAATGATTTGATCAGATCCTCAGCACACTTCTTGGTGATGCTATAGAAACCCGTGGGGTTACAGGCATCGTCCTCATGAGCAGGCACTTCACACCCCTTGCCATATACGAACCAAGAGGAGATGAAATTGAATTCAATGTCTTCGTTACGGCAATGCTCTAGGACATCACACAAGAGACGAAGATTAGTATCAACATCAACGTTGAGATCTTTGTGGACGTTGTAGTTGTCCACCGTAGA